TGGGCATCGCGGCGGCAGTGCCGGCGGCGACCCCGGCCAGTAGGCCGAGCGTCAGCAGGGGCAGGATCAGTCGCTTCATCGGGGGTGGCTCCTCGGGTGGTGGTGGCGTGGGTCTCGAAGTAAAGCACGCGGCGTGCTAGGAGGGCAAGGACCCTGCGGGGGCGGCGTGTCGGGCCGCCCCCGCTGGCGGGTCAGGGCTGGGGCAGGGCGTTGATGCGGGCGGCGACCTTCGCGATCAGCTTCTCCTGCTTCGCCGGGATCTCGGCCAGGGCGGTCTCGATGGTGAGCCGGCCGGCGGCCACCGCCAGGACCAGGCGGCTGGCGTGCTTGGCGTCGTGGCCCGGCAGGTAGCTGCCCTTGCCGGTCTTGGCCTCGCCGCAGCAGGCGCACCGGCCGGCGGGCTTGGCGGGCGCGACCTCGACGGGCGCCTCCTTGACGGCGGCAGCCTCGGCCACGACCTCGGCCTCCTCGCGGCTGGCCGGCGCCTCGGCCACGAGGTCGGCCACCATCCAGGTGGTCGCCCCGCCCTGGCTCGGGGAGACGGTGCCATCGGTGAACTGGACCACGATCCGGACGTTGCGCTCGCCGTACCCCCGGCGGGGCTGGACGTACTCGCTGCCGGCGACGGTGCGGAGGGTGGTGCCGGTCTTGGTCGTGGCGAGCGCGGCGAACTGCGGGTTGGCCGGGCAGTCGTTGGTCAGGACGACGTCGCCGGGGCGCAGGGCCTTGGTGGTGACGCGGCGGATCTTGGTGCCGCGGGTGTAGGTGGCGTTCATGAGGGTGGCTCCTCGGTTTCGGTGGGCGGCCCGTCCGCCCTGTACCAAAAGTAAACCACACCACGTGCCAGGGGCGCAAGTTCGAGGGCGCGGCGTGTCACCCGACCACTCGCAGGCCGCGGTGCTGGACCGTCTGCCGGCGCACCTGCTCCAGCCGGGCCGCCGCGGGCTGGATCCGCTCGCCCCGCGGCGCCGGGTAGCCGTCCGGGTAACGCCGGGTCGAGGCGCGGGACGGGCGCATCTGGGCGTCGTAGTAGTCGACGCGCTCGGCCGAGCACTGCGGGCAGGTCAGCGTCCGGCGGTACTCGACGACCCGGCCCCCGGCGCCCAGGGCGATGTCGTAGTGGCCGTCGAACGCCCACGGGTGGTGCACCCCGCGGCAGTTCAGGAAGCTGCCGTTGTAGCTGTCGATCGAGCCGTCGTGGCGGGTGGGCATGGTGGGTCCTCTCGGTAGGGCGGGCAAGGGGCCGCCCCCGCCACCTCGGGGGAAGTGTGACGGGGGCGGCCCGGGTCCGGGGCGGTGGGGAAGTCCCACCCCGGGGGTCAGATGGGCAGGGTGTGGAGGGCGAGCAGCCGGCGTCGGACGACCAGCCGGTGCCGGGCCCGGTACATCTGGCGCTGGCGCTCGCGCTCGGTGCCGGCGCCGGGGCAGTCGACCGAGCCCCGGCCGTAGCACCCGTAGTGGCCGCAGCCGGGGTCCACGTGGGTGCAGTAGCAGCCCCGCCGGCAGACCGCGCAGGTCCGGGCCGGGTCCGGGTTCACCGGGCGCCCAGGTACTTGAACTGGCGACCGTTCCAGGCGTAGGCGGCCCGGGCGCCGGTCTTGGTGTCGCGGAACACGACCTCGTTGTCGGCGTAGACCGTGGCGCGGGTGTCGGCCCAGGAGCGGGCGCTGACCCGCAGCCGGGCGAGCTGCATCCCGTGGTCCGCGGGGCTGGCCAGCAGCTCAGCGATCCGGGCGGGGACGGGGCGGGGCGTGGTGGGCATAGGACTATCCAAGCAGTGCCTTGCGTTCAGCGCAAGTATCCGCGCGGCGTGTCTACCTCCGGCCGCGGAACCGCTCGTCCTGCCGCTCCCGGCGCCGCGCCTGCTTCTGCCCGATCGCGACCTCGGTGACCCCCCAGACCAGTGCGTCCAGCCGGTTCGGGCTCTTCGCGCCGGCACCGAAGTCGGTGGTCGTCAGCTCCTCCTCCAGCTCAGGCATGAAGCCGGCGATCCGGGCCCGGTAGGGCAACAGCGCGTGCGGGTCGTGCTCGAACAGCGCGGCCACCGGCTCGGCGCGGGTCCGCTTCTTGTCCGACGCCCACACCTCGATCACGTGCACGCTCGGGTCGACCTGGCGGAACACCTCGATCATCCACTTGCCGCCGTGGTTGCGCTCGACCACCAGCGCATCGGCCCCGACCTCGTAGTACAGCGCCACCGCCCGTTCGGCCATCTTCCGCGGGCTCGCCTGCCAGGCCCACGAGCCCATCACGTAGGCGACCCCGTCCATCCCCCGGGCCACGTGGGCGACACCGAACTCGTCGCCGCCCTCCTCGCCATCGGACGGGTCGACCGCGATCACCCGGCGCAGCGAGCCGACCTCGCGCAGCCTCGCCGGCCGCACCCGGCCGCCGTCCAGGTCGCTGGCGGTCCACAGCGCGCCCTCCACCGCGTCGATGGCGTCCCAGTCGCCCTCGCGCAGGGCCTTGCGCTGGGCGAGGTTGCTGTTGGCGTTCAGCCGGTGGACGTAGTCGGGGTCGGCGTTCATCAGCGCCGGGTTGTCCTCCAGGCGGGCGCTGATGAACGCGCGGCGCCTGGGCTTGGGCACCTCCGGGGTGGCCCGGGGGCGCCACGCCTCGCCGGGGCGCGGCAGGTCCTCGCCCGGCTCCAGGTCGTCCTTCTCCGGGCGGATCCACCAGCGCTTGACCCAGCGGTGGCCGGTGCCGCCCGGGTTGGTGGTGGCGACGAGGTGGGGGCGCACGCCCGGGATCGTGGAGCGCAGCCGGCCGATCAGGAACTCGACCTGGGACTGCATGAACTCGGTGATCTCCTCGAAGGCGACCACCCCGTACTCGGCGCCCTGGTAGTCGATCACGTCGTCGGCGTACTGGGCGCTGCCCAGCTCCATCACGCTGCCGTTGGGGAAGGTGAAGGTCCGGGCGTTGGCGTTCCACTTCGCCCGGCGGGACAGCTTCAGCTTGGCGCGCGGGATGATCGTCCGCTCCAGGCTGGGGAACACCCGGCGCAGGATCAGCCCGCGGTTGCCTGGGAACAGCTCCATCTGCCGGGCGACGTACTCGATGAGCCACTCGGTCTTGCCACCGCCGGCCGCCCCGCCGTACAGCAGGTCGTCCACCAGCCCGGCCATGGCCGACGCCTCGGCCTGCTTCGGCTGCTCCTTCCAGTCCCCGACGTCGGGGCTGATCGCGTCGGCGAGGCTGCGCAGCCAGACCGGCTGCCGGGGCAGTACCGCGGTCACGAGACCCGCCGGCTGGGGACCTCCAGGCGGGCCTCGCGCTCGGGCGCCGGCAGTGCCAGCAGCTCCTCGCGCAGCAGCAGCGGCGCCTGGGCGAGCTGGGCCGGGGTCAGGCTCAGCCGGCGCAGCGCCCGCTGCATCGCCTCGGCCATGAACTGACCCTGCTGCTCCTCGATCTGGACCAGCCGCTCAGCGATCCCGGCGTCGACCGCGGCCTTGGCGGTGCGCACCAGCCGGTCGCGCTCCTCGCCGTACAGCTTGACCCACATCTCGCGCAGCTTGTCGAGCTGCGCCTCGCCGCCCTCGCGGTCGATCGGGCCGAACCCGTAGTCGGTGGTGGTCTGCTTGCGCAGCCAGTCGACGGCGCCGGCCGACAGGCGCACCGCCCACAGGAGCGCCTGCGCCGGGTCGATGTCCATCTCCTCGGCCATGGCGATCCGGGCCTGGCGCTCGGCCACCCGGCCGGCGATCACCCGGGCGGCGTTGGCGCGCTGGCCGGGCGCCATCCCGCCATGCTGCCGGCAGTAGCCCTCGCCCAGGTGGTCGGTCTGGTAGCCAGCCTCGCGCCGGCAGGGCTCGCCGTTACTACGCTTGATCGCCGGGCAGGTGGTCTTGGGCCCGTCGGGGTCGCGTCGTTGTCCTCGTGCCACCGGGGCAGTGTACCCCGGAGGTGTTAGCGTCCGGGACTGGCGGCCATCCGAGCCCAGCGGCAGGTGCGGCAGCGCCGGTCGATGTACGGCGGGCCGCCGGCCACCCGCGGGCGCCGCTCGAACTCCTCGCCGCCCTTGACCTGCCCACAGGTCTGGCAGGTCAGCGCGAGGATCGTCCGAGCGCCCGGGGCGAGCCGGCGGCCGAACAGCAGACGGGGCATCAGTCCATGCCGTGGACGGGGCACGGCGAGTCGCCGGTGCAGCCCTGGCCGTGCAGGGCGTCCCACCAGCGGGCGGCCCAGCGGGCGTCACCGAGGGCGGTGTGCCGGTCCTCGGGTCGGGCGTCGGGGACCGCGGCGAGGTGGGCGAGCGCCTCGCTGTTCATCGGCAGCCCCGGCTGTAGGCCGCGGGCGAGCGCGTGCCCGTAGGCCATGGACTTCAGGTCGTGGATGGCGTAGTGCCAAGGCTGCTCGGCCAGCCCGTGCCGGCGGAACATGGCCGACAGGACCGCCGCGTCGAAGTGGGTCCCGACCCCGACCAGGGTCGCGCCCTGCAGCTTGGTGTGCACCGCGCGGGCGATGGCGAACTCGGGCCCGTGGCCGGCGAACACGCCCTCGTCGTCGTACAGCCGGCCGCAGTATTCGCCGGACAGCCCCATCCGGCCGCGGGTCTCCCAGCCACCGATGCGCAGCGCGTCGGGCTCGGTGCCGGGCGGCAGGCTACTCGGGGTGTAGTCCACGATCCACAGGTGCTCGTGGACCACCTGGTCGGGGTCCTTGACGCCGTTGCGGACCTGGGCGGGGTGCGGGCCGCGGTAGACGGCGGCGATCTCCCAGGGACGGGCGAGGTGGCTCAGGCCGGTCGTCTCGGTGTCGACGAACACCAGGGGCGGGGTCATACGGGGCTCCTCTTGCCGGTCCTGGCGTCGGCAGCCAAGATCCATGCGTGCCAGTAAAGCACGGGCATCTCCAGGGCCGAGGCGATCTGGAGTTCGAGCGTGGCGCCGCGGGACTGGCGGATTCCGCTGGGGGTGACCGTGGCGACGGCGTTGCAGGTCAGCAGCCCGCCGATGGCGCCGCGGACGGCGCTGTACCAGTCGCACTGGGGCTGCTGGGCGATCGGGGGCTCGGCCGGCGAGATCACCCGGTAGCCACGGCCACGCAAAGAGGCAGCAGCCTGGTGGAACTCGGCGAAGTTGAGCCCGGGGTAGCCCGACATCGGGCCGCACAGATAGATCTGCCAGGCGTTCGGGCCGCGGGAACCGCCGAACACTCGGGCCCGGTCGCGCTCCATCACGCGCTCAGCGGCGCGCCGTTCGATCTGGTCCATCGTGCTACGCTAGCAGGGCAGCTCCAGCTGACCCGGTACCGGAACCGGGACCCGAAGCCGCTCCAGCTCGACCAGCGCCTCCACCAGCTCCGGCACGTGTTGGTACAGCGCCAGCACGACAGCACGAAGCTGCGCCGGGTTCAGCCGGCGCAGCTCGCGCTTGCACTCCTGCGGGGTCACGCGACCAGCCGGCGCCGGTTGCCCAGCCGCTCGCGGATGGCCGCGTTCCGCCTGGGCGCGTCGAACCCCCACACCCGGCCGGCGCGGATCACGTCGACGGTGCGGTACCGGTTGCCGCCGGGTGGGTGGCTCGCCTCCCGGCCGCACAGATCGTAGACCGGGCAGGAGTCGCAGACCTGCACCGCCTGGGCCCACCGAGCCAGCCGGGCCTCGCGGCCGGCCGCGTCGTGCGGGTGCTGCATCTCGCCCGGCAGGTCGACGTCCCAGGTCCGAGGCGGCAGCGTCGGGTGGTCGTGGCAGGCCGCCCGACGCTGCCAGCTGGAGTCAGTAGCCACTGGACCCGAAGCCTCGCGTGCCGCGCTCGTCGGGGGACACCAACACGTCGGTGCTCTCGGATCGGACCCGGACGATCGGGTGCAGGACCAGCTGCGCCAGCCGCTCACCCACAGCCACATCCACAGGTGTGGACGACAGGTTCCACACCCCGGCGTAGATCGGCCCGATGTACCCGTTGTCGATCACCGCCTCGTTGACCAGCAGCCCGCGGCGCCGCAGGGTCGAGCTGCGGCCGGTGATCCGGCCCCAGTAACCCGTCGGCAGCCGCAGCCGCAGCCCCGACTCGACGTCGACGAACTGGCCCGGCTCGATCCGGACCGCCTCGCTGACGAACAGGTCGAGCCCGGCGTCGCCGGTATGCACCTGCATCGGCATCTGCGCATCGGGGTCGTCCAGGGCAACCTGTAGCACCGGCAGGTGCGGCGGGACGTCGATGGTCGTCCACGAGCCCTGGGTACGCAGCTGAACGCGTGGTTGGTCCTGCTCGCTCATCGCCGCCCCGTCCAATCCCGGGGGTCGACCTGCGGGTTCACCCGCAGCGCGGCCCGCCGGCAGTCCTCGAAGTTGGTGTAGGGCTCGCCGCCGGTCGCGACGACCCGCGTGTTCGGTGCCAGCCGGCGCCAGATGTAGCGCTGCGCTCGGCTCAGCCCGCGCCGGTGGGCCCGGCGCTTGACCACCTGGACGATGTCGCCGTCGCTGGTCCCCCAGCTGGCGGCGATCTCCTCGCTCCTCACGCGGCGTCGCAGATCGGAGCACCGCACTGCGGCCACTCGCCCCAGCGCTCGATCAGGTCCAGGGCCCGTTCGGCGTGCGCCAGCTTGGCCATGTCGACCACCTCTACCGGCGGCCCGGACTTCTGGCCGGCGGGGAACGCGCGCAGCCGGTAGGCGCCCGACGCGTAGCCGACTGTCATGGTCACCTGGGTCTCGGGGTGGGTCCACCAGTCGACCCCGCGCTTGCGGAAGCCGTGGCCCTCCAGCAGCCCGACGATCCGGGCGCCCAGCTCGACCGGGTCCCGGCCGTCAGACAGCTTGTTCGATCTCACTTCAGACACGGACGTGTCCCTCTCTCGATGGTGGGTAGATCAGTGGATCAGACGCCCGGCCAGGCACCGACCTCGCGGACTCGCTGGGCCATCTTGGTGTACACGGCGATGTCGTGCCAGGTGTCGTCGGACGGGCGCCGGCCCTCCTTGATCGCGCCCATCACCCGCCCGACCTTGCCGGCGACGTAGAACGCGATCCCCAGCTCGGCCAGGGCGCCCTCGTCGGCCTTCTGCTCGACCGACCAGCCGGCGACGTCGGCGATCTGCCGGCCGAGGTCGATCAGGTCGGTGGAGCTGTACTCGACGGCCTTCGGCACGACCCCCGTGATCTCCTCGTCCACCCGGCGGTACCACCAGCGCTCTAGCTCGGCCGCCATCAGGCTGTGCTGCGCCTCCCGGGCGGCCTCCGCATCCACGAGAGCCTGGCTGCGGGCCGACAGGCCGGCCAGGGCGTCCGAGGCGCTCGGAGGGGCTCCCGTGGCAGCGACGGGCCCATGGAAGCGCGGGTGCGCCGGGCAGTGATCGGACGAGCAGGCGTGCAGCCCGTCGTGATTGTGCGCCAGGCGGGTGGTGCCGGGCGGCAGTGGGGTCATCGGGCCTCTCCTCGCAGGACGATCTGGTCGGCAACGCGCGGGCCGGTCCCGACGACGGTGACCTCGGCCCCGGTGTCGCGCTCGACCCGCTCGACGAAGTCCCAGCCGGCCGAGGTGATCTTGTCGGCGCCGGTGGCGTCGGCGTCCACCGCGCCGGGCAGCTGGTCCAGCATCGACAGGTGGATGGTAGCGCCCGGGTTCGCCCGGATCGCCCGTTCGGCGAGTTCGCCGTCCCACAGGCCGACCCGGCGTGGCTTCTTGGTGACGGTGGTCAGCTCGACCGGCAGGCCCAGCTCCTCCCAGCTGGTCTCGTCCTTCATCGGGCCGGAGTTGCCGGCGACCCGGATCGGGTAGACCCGCATGCAGGCCAGGATGGAGATGTCCGAGACGGCCCAGGGCGAGACCCCAGCCATGGCGGCGAAGTCGACGGCCCGGCAGTCGGACGAGGTGCACTGCGGGTAGAAGCCGGCGTGCAGGCCGAGCCCATAGCCCTGGGTGCCCTCGATCACGACCACCTCGTGCGGGTTGGCGGCGGCGAACTGCAGCTCGCTGGAAGTGTCGTGGGTCGGCACCGGGAACAGGTCACGCTCGACCGCGGACAGCTTGTGCCACCACTGCCCGTAGGTCCGGGCGGAGCGCAGCAGCCGGGCCGCACGGGCAGCGCCGATGCCCTTACCGGTGGAGCCGATCGCACCGACCAGGCCGTGCTCGTGCTCGACGGCCTTGTGCTCGTCCTCCAGGACGGTGGCCTGGTCGTCGATACGCAGCTCGACCCGGACGTCGGCCGCGCGCAGCTGCTCCAGCTCGCTGCGCAGCACCGGCGGGTCGATCTCGCTGCCGGCGGAGATCACGCAGGTGACGCTGGGGTGGTCGGCGACGGCTCCGACCGGGACGGTACGTAGCGGCCAGGCTCGGCCGGTCTTGTCGTAGGCGGTGTGGCCGGCGTTGGGGCCGGCGACTCGGACGTTCCAGACGTGGCGGTCTTGGGTCCGCTCGATGACGCCCGCGGTTGCGGCGCCCTTCGCTTCGGATCCGTACTGACCACCGACGACGATCACTAGGCTCATGCCTGCTAGCCAAGCACGCGCGCCCCGGGCTCCGGACACGGACCGGCCCCCGACCTCGGGGGCGAGAGTCGGGGGCCGGGGCCGGCGGGGGTCAGCCCCAGTTGAGCCCGTGGCCGACGCGGGCCTCGACCTCGCGGCGCCGGTCCTCGGTGAAGGTGCGCCGCTCGATCATGGCGTTGGTCGCCTCGGCCCGGGTGCGGTAGTGGGAGGTCCAGCCGTCCATCCCGATCCCGAGGGCGATCCAGTCGCCATCGGCGCCGTAGACCCGCCCGATGGTGCGGACGGCACCGTCGAGGTGCACCTCCACATTGTAGTCGCGGACCAGGCCATTGCCGACCTGGGTCTCGGCGGTCTGGACGAAGCGGAGGGGGTTGCGGCTCATGGGGTGGCTCCCTTGATTGGCGCCCCGGCGGGGCGTGTACTCAAAGTAAACCACAGCTCGTGCTACCCGCGCAAGCACTGCCTACTCGCCGGTCACCAGCGGGATCTCCCCGGTCGCCGGCGCCGGCCGGACGACCTGCTCCGGCGGGACCGTGCCGGCACGCCCGGTCGGGGTCGCCTGCCGCTCCAGCCAGATGCGGTAGGCCACCCGGTCCACGAACGAGTGGATCCCGCCCCGGCCCAGCCGGTGCGGCTCGATCCCGGCCACCACGCTGTCCCGCAGGTCGGCCAGGAACTCCCGGTGGTTCGGGGCGTAGCGGTGCGCGATCCGGTCGATCTCGCTGCGCAGCGACACCATGAACGTCGAGGCGATCTCCCGCTGCACGTCCAGCGGCACCTCGACCCGCAGGTAGGTGTTCGGCCCGATCGCCTCCTCGAAGCTCACAGCCCCCATCCCAGCACCTCCCGGCCGGCGAAATAGACGGCGTGCAGCTGGGCGTCCCGGGCGTGGTCGGCGCTGGCCGGGATCAGGTCGATCCCGCGCGCCCGCGCCTGGTTCCGGATGCCCTTCTTGATGTCGGCGCCCTGGAGCACGAACGGCACCTCGGGCTGGCCGGCGTCGCGCCGGCCACGGTTGGCCAGCCGGGTCACGTAGCGCAGCACCCCGATCAGCTGGGCGGTCTGCATCTGCGACCCGACCTGGGCGCCGGCCTTGTCGCCGTACAGGCTGAAGCGCTCGACGGCCACCGCCCCGACCCAGCCCTCCAGCAGCCAGCTGGCGAGGTGGTCGGCGCAGTCGTCCGGGCCGTACTCCTCGGCCCGGGTCAGCTTGACCTGGCCCTCGTGGGTGGCGTCGTCGTAGGTCACCCGGGCGACGGCGACCCCGCAGTGGACGTCGCCGGGGTCGATCCCGACGACCATGGTCAGGGCCGGCGGTTCGGGGAACGACCGGTCACCCCAGGCCGAGGTACCCGAGGAGGGGCTCGGTCGGGTTGCTGCTCTCTTGGGCATCAGTGTCGCCTGCCGCCTTCGAGGAGCCAGCCGGCGAGGAGTCGCTCGACCCAGCGGGGGCGCTGGTCGAGTCGGAGCTGGTCGACGCTGACCCCGTCTGGTCGGTGGCGGTGCCGGCCGCGCTCGTGGTCGGGCCGGTCAGCGGCGCCAGCGATAGCGACGGCGACGGCGGGGAGCTGGTCGGTCGGGGCGGCAGCGGACAGGCGGACCGCGCGGTCGAGGCGACGTAGCGGGTTGGGGCGGATGGGCGCGAGTTGGGCGAACTGGACGAGCCCTGCGATCGGTGGGCCAGAAAGGTGCTGGGCCATATCTCCTCCGTGGTCACGGGGGCGGGGTCGGCGTCGAGCGTCGACCCGCCGGCTGAACCCGCCGGGGCTGGGTCAGGGCCGGGGCGGGCGATCAGGGCGGCGCAGGCCGCTACGGCGGCGAGCGCCAGGCAGGCACAGGCGCCTCGGCCGGCCGCGGTGCGTGATCGCGGCTGGTGGTACGGCGAGCGGTGTCTGCCCATGCTCTCCAGTCAAGCACGGGATCAGGCGGCTTGGGCTTCGGGAACGTTGACCAGCAGCCAGCGGAACGACAGCGACACGCGGCAGGGGCCGAGGTCGGTCTGCAGGGTGCCCATCTGGACGATGTCGTCACACCAGGCGGGGTCGACGGCCAGCAGCGGAGGGTCCAGGACGACGGCCACCTGGGCGCTGGCCGCGGAGAAGGCAGGCCAGACGGCGTCGCCCGGTAGTGGCTGGCTGACCAGTATCGCGTCGCCGGGGGCGAGCTGATACGTGGCGCAGTCGGTGTGGGCCATCATCGGCCTCCTTTGCTGGGTCGGCAAGGACCAGTGGAACAGGCCCGTGCGGCTTCCGCAAGGGTCCAGCGCCTCTGTTTACCTCCCGTTAGTAAGATTGACAGCAGGTTTCCAGACACGGCGACGCCCCCGGTCGCACGAGGCGTTCCGGGGGCGTCGCTGGGGGTGATCAGCCCAGGGGCTGCGGGGCGAACATGTGGGCGCGGGCGCCGGTCGGGTCGGCCGGCTCGTCGTCGTCCATCCGGGTGTTCCACGCCTGCTCCACGCAGTCCTGGCACATCCCGAGCTGCGGGTCGTAGCTGCTGTACCCGACCGTCCGGTAGATCGGCTTGACGCTGGTCTCGCGGCTCTTGCCGCAGGTCTCGCAGGTGGCCGTGTCGTCGCGGGTGACCCGCCAGGCGGCCGGCGCCTCGCCCCCGACCACGAAGATCATCAGGTAGCCGTCGAAGTCGCGCGGGGTGGCCTGGATCTTGCGGGCCTGCTCCAGGCGCTGGCGGTAGGCGGCGGCCTGGCCGCGGGCGTAGTCGGCGGTGCGCTGGTCGCCGCCGGGGCCGGAGTGCCGGCGCGCGGCGGCCTCGTAGTCGCGGGCGATCTGCTCGATCTGCTCGATTTCAGTCATCGGGTGGCTCCGATCTGGTGGGCGGGGGCGGTTCCCTCGCGTACCAAAAGTAAACCACGGCCCGTGCCAGGAGCGCAAGCACCCGGCACGGGCCGTGTCGCGGTTCAGCGGGCGATCTCCGAGCGGCGGTTGCCGAGCCCACCCTGGCCGAGGTCGGCCCGACGCCCGGCGGCCTGGCCGGCGAAGAACGCGCCGGCAGCGCTGACCGAGGAGGCGCGGGCGGTGCGCACCCGCGGGTTCTCCTGGCGGAAGTGGGCGTCGACGGCCTTGGACCGGTCGACCAGGACCAACTCGGCGCCGGTGCCGGGGCGCTCGTCCACCGCGGCCTGCCGCTGCTGCTTCAGCCGCTGGGAGGCGGTGTGGGCGAACCCGGTCAGGAACGACCGGGTGAACGCCTGGCCGTTGCCGCCGGCCCGTGCCTTGCGGGCGATCTCCATCTCGCGCATGGCCTGGATTTCCAGGCTGGCGAACAGCACCTCCAGCAAGCCGAGGTCGGCCTCCCAGCCGTAGGCGGTGCAGACCGCGGTGCCGTAGGTCGATTGCCCGGTGTGCTGGATGACCTGGCAACCCAGGGCGTCGGCGGTCCAGGCGAGCAGCTGCACCTTCGGCTTGGCCCAGCCGCGGACCACGAACCGGCGGGCGCCGATCTTGTCGCCGGTCTGGTGGTCGGCGGTCAGCAGCGCCTCGTCAATGGCGTAGCGCTGGATCAGCTGCATGGCCTTGGCGCGGAAGATCTCGGCCTCCTCGGGGGTGCCGGCACGCTCGGCCTTGGCGAGCAGCTTGCGGACGGTGTCGAGCTTCTTCTCCATGGGGGTGGCTCCTCAGTGGTCGGGGTGTGTCGGGTTGAAGCAAACCACGGGGCGTGCTCGGGAAGCAAGCACGCCCCGCGGGTGTCACCACTCGGACTTGCTGGCGCAGACCGGGCCCAGGCCCAGGGCCCGCGAGGTCTCATCGGTCAGCGCCAGCCCGCAGCGGCCACAGGCGCCGATCAGCCGGCCGTACAGCGCGGCGCCCTCCTTCGGGTCGGCCTTGATCGTCTCCAGCGCCTCGTTCGGCTTGCCGTTGTAGGGGTGCTCGGTGGGGCCGGCCTGGACGTAGATCCGGCCGGTGCGGGTCACCCGGTAGAACTGCGCCGAGCCCTCGGCTGGCTGGTAGGCGTAGCGGCCGGGGCGGATTCCGTGGGCGGCCTGGGCGACCCGGGGCAGGTCCCGCCAGATGTCGATCAGGATCGAGGCGGTCTGCCGGTCGAGCTTCTCGAACCCGACCTCGGGCTCGTCGCCGGTCTTGCCGGGGATCGCCCGGGTGTTCCACAGGTCGGCCAGGAACGCGATCTGGTTCTCGGTCGCCGGCTGCGGGGTCGGCGGGGTGTCACGGACGGGGCGGCCACCCTCCCAGCGGCGGGGCTGCTGGCGCTCGCGGGCCTGGTGCGCCTTCAGCTCGTCGATGATCGAGGAGGCGTGCGCCTTGGACCGCGGGGTCTTGCGGTCGTCGGGGGTCCAGCCCAGCTCGTCGTAGAGCTTGCCGATCAGCCAGAGCTGCTTCTCGGTGGGCGCGTTGGCGGACTGGCCGCGGGTGGCGCCGGGGCCGGTCGGGCGGGCCGGGGGTGCCTCGTACCCGGGGTCGGCCTCGTCCTGGACGGTGCCGGCGGCGAACTGCGCCTCGGCGCGGGCGAGGTTCTCGTCCAGGTACTCGATGACCTCGCCGGCTGCGTCGCGCTCGGCCTTGGCCGCGCGCATGATCTCCAGGTCCCAGCGGTTGTATCGGACGGTCGGCATCGGGGTGGCTCCCTGTGCTCGGGGCCCCCAGCGGGCCCTTCGAGTACAAGTAAACCACGCCCCGTGCTCGGAGCGCAAGGATCAGTCGCGGGCCAGCATCCAGGCGGCCAGCTCCGGATTGTCTCGCAGCGCCCCGAACAGCGCCGGGGTCAACGTGGCCACCGTGTACTCCTCACGCTCGGCGGGTCGCAGCCGGGCGATCCGGTCCGCGTCCCAATCGCCTGGGCGCAGGCACTGGTGGATCAGCTCGTGCAGCAGCGTCTCGCGTAGCTGCGACTCCTGAACCGGCCGATCGTCCGGGTAACGGTCGGCCAGCACGATCTCCAGCACCCAGGCGTCGGAGAACCCGCCGAACCGGTCGGTGTTGTGCTCGCGCAGCCCCCACTCGCGGACCGCCTCGGTGTCTACCCGGACGGCGTAGACGTGCGCGCCGATCCTGACCGTGGCGGGCAGTCCGGTCAGGTCAGCCACGGCGGAAGCTCTGCCAGTCCTTCGCCAGCACCGTCGAGGCGTGGTAGCCGTGCGGCGACTTGGCCCAGATGTCGAACTCGGCCGCCAGCCGGCTGGGCACCGGGACCGTGTCCGCGGGTGCCGGGGCCGGCTCGGGCTGGGGCGGGCTCGGGACGGGCACCGGGGCCGGCCGGTCCAGCGGCACCCCCACCGTGATGTCGCCCTGCATCGCCAGCAGCCGGCGCAGAACGGCCGAGGTGTAGCCGAACGTGCCGTCCTTACCCCAGCCGTCGCTCCACGAGTTGTAGAACCACCAGACGTCGGCCGCCTCGTCGTACTTGAAGCACTCGTACTCGTGGCCGCCCAGCACCTGGCCCCCGATCGTGACCAGGCCGTTCCGATCGGGGGTCTCCATCGACTCGTAGAACAGCGTCCCCAGGATGAACGGGCGGTCCTGGATCGCCGCGTGCGCCTCATCCAGGCTCATCGCGTGCTGGAACCCGGACTCGTAGCCCTCGGTCACCGAGACCTTGCTGACGCTCAGCCCGTCGCAGCCGGTGTCGGTGACCCCGGTCTCCGGGTTGTACCAGTCGGGAGCGTCGTCGAGCTTGGTGCCCTCGCTGTAGATGTGCACCGCGAGCGGCTGGCCGAGCTGCCGGCGCTGGCTATCGGTCAGCGCGTCCCAGAACGGACCGGTGCCCAGCTGCCCGACCTTCGCCTCGCCGGTGCAGCTGCCCACCTGGCCCTGGTCCAGGACCTCGATGTGCCGGGGCCACTCGACGCTCTTGGGCGTAGCTCCGCGGCCGACCCGGTAGGCCCAGGAGCGCGGGTCGTGGCGGACGTTTCGGCCGAAACCGCCATGATCGCTGTATCGGGACGGGATTGGAGCGTAGAGGGTTCCGGCCATGCCCGCAGCCAAGCAGACGGGCCTGAGCCGGCGCCCTACTTCCGGGTCTCGGGGGTGCGTAGCTCCGCGGGTGAGTCGGGCACGGACGCGTAGCTCCGCGGCCGGCGGTTCTCGGCCTGCCGGATGGACTTGCCGATGACCAGCGCCACGGGGACGGCGACGGCCACCCACACCGCGGCGCCCAGCAGCACCCACTCGGGCCAGGTCACGCGGCGACCTCCAACGCGCAGGGCGGGGGCGGGGCGATCAAGGTCCGGGACCAGGGGAGGGTGGTGCGCCGGCCGGCGACCGTAGCTACGTACCGCTGGCCCTGCACCAGCCCGCCGTGGATGGTGATCTCGGGCAGCGTCTGGTTCGGGTCGAGGTTGTGCAGCCGGCACCAGGCGGCGATCCCGTCCTGGCCGGCCTGGGCGCGCCAGCGGTCGACGCTGGCCGAGGTGGTCAGGTAGCAGTCAGGGCCGACCGTGTTCACAGGGCTCTCCGCACAGGTACAGGTGGTAGCCCTCGCCGAAGAGGCGCTCGCCCAGCCGGCGCTGCCGCTGGGGGTCGAGCAGGCCGATCAGCCAGGTGAGCACCGCGCTCGGCCTCCTCGCACCAGATCGGGTGGCCCCACTCCGGGGGCCAGTCGCAGCGGGGGCAGTTCATCATCGGGCGGCCGGCGGGAGTTTCGGTTTGGGGTAGCCGGACCAGCCGAGCCCGCGCATCCAGGCACAGACCGACTGGCCGACCTCGTCCCGCAGGTCGCCCAGGCGCCGGCCGTACTCGTCGCGGCCGAGCATGGACAGGTACAGCGCACCCCGCTCCTGGGCGCCGGTGACCCAGGCGGTGAGGTCGTCGCGGGCGCCGGCCCACGGGCCGGGGTCGGTGGTCTCGGGGGTGTCCAGGCCGAGCCCGCCGTCGTGCAGCCGCAGCTTGACGCCCTTCGGGTGGTCCCGGTGGACGACCAGCATGTCCTCGATCTCGCCGATCTCGCGCTCGCGGACCACGTACAGCGTGTCGCCGTCCGTGATCCGCGGGGCGGCCAGCACCCGGTACAGCACCGGGGCGGCCAGCATCGCGGCCAGGTTCATCCGCAGCTTGGTCACTGGCAGCCTCCGCAGGGGCAGGCGCGGCGGGCCTGGTCGCACAGGTGGCGCCACAGCTGGAGGATCACAGGATGTACTCCGTGTCGGGTAGCTGGATCGGGGAGCCGGGGGTCCAGTAGCGGGCGCGCCGTCGCTCGCGGGCCCGCTCGTACGCCTTGATCTCATCACAGGCGGGGGTGCCCTCCCGGTGGTGCCACTTCCGGTTCTTGCCGCCGCAGGGGCAGCGCTCGGGCGCCTGCTCGGGCGCCGGCTGGTCGGGCATCAGTCCTCGATCCGAACGGTGATCTGCGGCGCCGGCTCGTCCTCGCCGTACAGGACGACCTCGATGGTCGGGTCGCCGCAGTTGTACGGGCCGTCGCTGTACAGCCGGAACTGGGTCCCGCAGTCGATCAGGTCCAGCACGGTCCCGGACCCGAGCAGCTCGTCCAGCGAGCAGGACAGGTCGAGGTCGTCCACGGGGGTCGCCGGCAGCGGGGTGGTCAGCAGCCGGCCGAGCAGCCTACGCATCGAGATCGGCCGAGACGGGGGCCTGGGCGACCAGCTCGGTGATCCCGCGGTTCAGATGGTCGCCGGGCTGGATGGTGACGGTGAGCTGGTCGGGGCGGCCGAACTCCTCCCAGGCCCCGACGTCCAGCGACAGGCTGGATCGGGTCAGCCCGGGGCGGTCCTCGTCGGGCTGCACGAAGGTGACCCGGGGCGGGGTGCCGAGTGGGCGGGACAGCCGGTCGTAGATGCGGCGGGTGCGGGTGATCATGCGGGGTCTCCTGGGCAGGGCTGGTCGTAGGTGTCGGAGGTGAGCGGCTGCTCGCAGATGTAGCACCCGACCGTGACCGACAGCAGCCGGTCGGGTCGGGCGCTGGGGACGGCGGTGCCTCGCAGCTCGCCGGCCTTGTGGGCGTCGACCATGGCCTGGACCTCGGCGTAGGTCAGCTGGTACAGGCTCATCACGCCCCAGAGGTGGCGCTTCTGGCGCAGGGCCTTGGCTACCTCCTCGTCGTACCGGGCGTGCATCTGGTCGATCCGGGCGATGTTGGCGACCAGCTGCGGGTCGTCGGTCACGCGTCGCCCCCGATCCCGTGCCCGATCGGGTCGGCCACCCAGTCGCGCTGGCTGACGGTCCCCCAGCGGTCGAGGATGGCGTCGGCCAGGTTGAACCCGTAGGCGCGGCTGATGTCGACCAGCTTCACGAACACGTCGCCGGTCTCCTTGTAGATCTCGGCTTCCCACTGCTCGCGGGTGCCGCGGATGCCCTGGGCGCGCTTGACCGCGGCGCGGCAGATCTCGCCCAGCTCCTCGACGGTGCCGAGGGTGGCGACCAGCTCGGTCGCCGGCCCGAAGTTGCGCTGCTGCCAGGTGGCGATCTCGTCCACCAGGCCGTACAGCTCGACCGGGGCGGTCAGGGAGTCGCCGCTCACAGGTCGATCCGGCCGATCGTGGTGCGCAGGCGGTAGACCAGCGCGTCGGCGTGCTGGATCTCGGTGCGCAGTCGGTTGGCGACCACGCTGGCCGGCGCCGGCTCGGAGACGGCGGCCGAGACCGGCGGGGCGGGCTGGGGCTGCTCGGGCCGCAGCACCGGCGAGATGTGGTCCAGCAGGTACTGGATCGTGGTGTCCATCTCGTCGATCGTGGCGGCCAACCGATCCAGCTCGCCGGGGACGGCGGGCGTGATCTCGGGGTTGGGCGTGGGCTGGGTCATTCGAGCCACCTTCCATGGTCGATCTTCATTGGACAGCCGAAGTAGGCGCTTGCCATCTCAGCACCCCGCTGCGCCAGTTGCGGGACGAGCACGTCCCCGACCTCGGTCGGGAGATACAGCACTGCGGAGTCGTGCACGGTCAGGACCAGCCCGCCGGCCGGGTGCCACTCGCGGGTCTGCAGCTCGACGTCGTTCAGCCACTCGGTCACGAACTCGGCCAGCGAGCCCTGGACGATCCGGTTCCAGCCGGATCTCGCGTAGTCCCGGGGGCCGAGGTAGGTGTAGCGGCCACTCACCAGCCGCAGCCGGCGCTGATACTCGAACTCGCGCATCCGGCCGTAGTACATGTCGCCGAACTCGGGGTAGGTGTCGCGCCATGCGTAGACGGCACGCTTGCACTCCCCCAGGGGCCACTCCAACTCGGCCTGCTTACGGAGGGTGCCCTGGAACGTCTCGGCGCCGATCCAGAAGATCGACCCGAAGGTCAGCCGCTTGGCGATGTCGCGCATCCGCTTCCACTCGACCGGCCCGACGTCGTCCTTGGTCGTCTTAAACACGCTCTCGGTGGTCACCGAGTGCAGGTCGGCGCCCTCGGCCAGCATGGTGTTCATCCGCTCGCAGCCGGCGAGGTGGGAGGCGACCCGCAGCTCGGCCTGGCTCAGGTCCAGGTTGTAGGCGGCCCAGCCGTCGATCGCGCCGGGCCCGTCGAAGAACATCAGGCGCGGGTGGTCGACGCCCTCGATCCCGCTGCCCTTGTCCATCTTCGGCACGGCCTGGAGTTGTACCCTGCCAACTGCCATCCGGCCGGACTTGACGTGCGCCTGCTTGTATTCGGTGCGCAGCCGGCCGTCCGGCCCGTTCAGCGCGGGGTAGCCCTCGTACCACATGCTCAGCGCGGTCTGCATCTTGCGATACTGGCCCCACTCGACGGCGTACGGCACGCCGGTCTTGGCCCAGAACGTGGCCTCGGTCTTGTCGACCGGCCGCTCCTCGATCCACTCGTCGCCCTTGCGGATCTTGCGCGGCTTGCAGCCCTGCCGGTCGTAGAACCAGTGCGCCGCGGTGTCGACGGTGGGTTCGACGCCCCAGGCGCGGCGGAGCTTCTCGCGCAGCGGCGCCATCTGCGCCCGGATCTTCTCGGCTTCGGCCAGCGACCGCTTGGCGTGGTAGGGCACCCCGCGCTGCTCGATCCGGTACAGGGTGCGCAGGGTCCGGTGGCGCAGGGCGAGCCCGGCCACCTCCACCGGGGACATCTCCGCGCCGCGCAGGACGCCATCGGGTGACTCGTGACCATAGACCCGGCTGCGCTGGTGCAGCCACAGTCGGAGCGTTTGGTCGGCGTCGCGTCGGGCGTACGGCTCCATGGTCCCCCAGGGGACGAGGTCGTAGCGCTTCCGGCCGTCCAGGACCTTCTTCAGCGCGTTCTGCTCGGCGCGCTCGTCCTCGCCCCACAGCCGCTGGGCGGTGGCTTTCAGCGCGACCAGCTTGGTCGGGTCCAGCTCCTTGGCGACCAACATGGTGTCCCAGGCCAGCGCGGGCTCCAGGTCGATCCCGCCTCCGCCGGTGCCGTCGCCGAACGAGCGGACCCCGGCGCGCAGCATGGTCAGGTCGAATTTCGCGTTGTGCATGACCAGCCGGCGCCGGCTCAGCCAGCCGGTCAGCTCGTCCCATGCCTGCCGGTCCAGGTTGGGGTCCTCGAACAGGTCGCCGAGGGCGAACAGCGAGGTCTGCTCCTGGCCGGCTGCCTTGCGGTCCATCTTGGCGGGGCGCTCGCCCTTGTCCTCCCAGCGCTCCTGGTCGAACGGGAAGGCGCGGGTAATCTGCCGGCCTCGGCCGCCGTGCTCGCCCTGCTCGTAGTAGCTGATCGAGACGACCGCGACTCGGGCACCGTCGTCGGGGTGCAGCCCGCTGGTCTCGGTGTCGCAGGCGACCAGGCCCCACACCTGCTCGGGCAGGCCGAGGATCGGGGTCTTGTCCATGCCGCCCATCCTACCGGCGCCCCTTGCCGTCGAGGCACGTCGAGGCGCCGGGGGTCAGGGGGTCAGTCCTCCGACAGTGTCCCTCGTGATGCATGTGCACGCGTCGCGCGCGTACGTCGCGTACCCGCGTACGTGTAAAGAACCCCAATCTCATATACTGACCCCCTGTCCCCGGTGCTCTTCTCACGCGGAACGACCGGCGTGTCGTGGGGGTCACTGGCCACTGACCCCCGCACTGACCCCCCACTGACCCCTAGCCCCTCTGTTGCGAACCGGGCAAGGGCATCTGGCCACTGACCCCACTGACCCCCTGACCCCCTGGGCCGCCGGGGTCAGTGGGGGTCAATGGGGGGTCAGTGGGTGCCTGACCCCCGCTGACCCCCTGCAGCAGCCTGGCCGAGACCTCCACCGACAGCGGCCGGTAGGTGCGCTTGTTCGCCTTGTCCCCCGAGACGGGCCGGCGCACCCCGGGCTCGTCGGACAGCGTGTCCAGCTGGGCCCGCAGCGCCTCCGCGGTCTCGTTCCGGCCGGCGGCGCCCGGGGTCTTTAGCCGCAGGTGCTCCAGCCAGGCCGCGGTCAGCTCGGCGTTGACCCACAGGCGCTCGCCGCGCAGCAGGAACGGCGTGATCGGCGCCGGGAACCGCGAGTCCGAGCGGGTCGGCTCGGCGGGTGGCTCGATCCGGTCCAGCAGCCGCGGGAGGACCGACAGCGTGAGTGCGTTCTCGTCGCCGTAATCGGCCTGCTCATCGACCCACCTCGCCACGACATCCACGTGGTGCGGGTCGCCGGTGAGCTTGGCCAGCAGCCTCGCGCCGGCCTGCAACACCGCCATGGCGTCGCCCATCCGACCACCCCCGCTGCCGCGCAGCTGGCGGATCTCCTCGGTCAGCGCGTCGGCGTGCCGCAGCGCCATCCGGACGACCGTGCCGGCCAGCACGGTCAGGTCCCGGTCGTACCGGGCGGACAGCTCCACGATGTCGGCCCACTGCAGCCGGTCGGCCGGCGCGCCCTTACGCTGGCTGCGCCGCTTGGTCGGGCTGGCCACCTTCAGCCGGATCGACCGGTCGATCAGCGCCTTCTCCCGGGTCAGCCCCAGGTTCTCCCCGGAGATCACGAACGGCGCGACCAGCCGGGTGGTCACGTTCTGGGTGCGGTCCTCGGCTTTCTTGGTCATCGAGCCCTCGGAGGTCGCCGCGCGCATCACCTCCTCCAGGTGCCCGATGGTGTCGGCGTCGTCCAGCCAGACGATCCCGTTCCGGTTGGCGCTCAGCGCGTCGCGGAACGCCGGCTTGGTGTTCACCGACTGGCCGCCCTTGTTGCCGGCGAGCTGGATCAGCAGCCCGAACATGCCGGTGGTCTTGCCGGACTCGGACGGCGCCTCGATCGCCATGAACGGGAACGCCCCGGTCGCCTGCATCACCGCGTGCTTCACCAGCGCGGCGGCCCACCAGGCGCCGAACACCGAGGCGGTCTGCTCGTGGTGGAAGGTCAGCAGCTCGCGCAGCACCGCCCTGGCCTCGGCCTCGTCCCGGTCCACCCCGTATCGGAACTGGACCAGCTCGGCCGCAGCCGGCGAGGGCCGGACCCCCGGGCCGGTGTACTTACCGTCGACGGTGATCACGCCATCGGGGGTGACGAACCCGCCGATCCGGTGCTTGCCGGTGGGCTGCCCGTCTTGGCCGATCTCGGGCACCCGGATGTCGGCGTGCCAGCCGAGGTGCGGGACCACCTGGAAGGCCGGCGGGCGCTGGTTGTCCAGGTAGCGCTGCACCCGGGCGCCGCGGTCCATCCGGTCCACCGCCGGCTTGCCCTCCTCGATGGTGGCGCCCTGCGACGCCAGCCAGGCGTTCAGCTTCCGGGTGTCGGCGAGGGTCCTCGCGTCGACCTGCAGCTGCCGCGGTGGGAGCTTGTCCTCCACCCCGCGCTTCAGGTACATGCGCACGTCGTAGGTCCTCGCGTCGTCCTCCTGGAGCACCCCGACCGCCTCCAGGTCGAAGTCGGCCCACTCGAACCAGGCCGGCTGACGGGTGTCGCCCGACCCCACCCAGCCGCGGTACAGCAGCGTCCCCAGCCGCACCCCGCCCGGACCGCGGCCGGGGGCCAGGTAGCCGGCCCGCCCGTCGATCGTGGCCAGTTCCATCTCGTCCTGCGCCGGCTCGTCCAGCGCGGTGCGCTCCTGCGCCTCGGCCTGCTTGCGCCGCTCGGCCTTCCAGATGGAGCCGGCGACCTTGTCCACCTCGGCCGCCGGCAACGGCGGGGTGAGCTTCGCCGCCTGCTCGCGCACCTGCACCAGGTAGGTGTCCCGGTGGTTCTCCCGGGCCGCCAGCTGGCCCGCCACCCGGGCCAGCCAGTCGTTCCGGCCGCCCTCGCCGTCTGGTGGGTTCTGCATCAGCTCGGCCAGGGTCGATCGGCCGGTCGGGCGCTCGCCCTTCTCACTGGTCGCCCCGACCGACTTCAGGTCGGACAGCAGCCAGGCCGGGGGCTCGGCCAGCTGCTCGGTCGGCTCGATGATCCACTCGCGGCCGGGCAGCCCGCCGGCCACCACGAACCCGCCGTCGCCGCGCAGGTCCACCCCGGAGTCCTTGCCGTATAGCGCCGATCGGTTGCCGATCCGGTAGTTCGGGTCGGCGTCGGCGCCGGTCCCCTCCGCGGGGTACGCGTAGTAGTTGTGCAGCCCACCCGAGCTGGTCCGCGCCACCGCCGGCTCGCCCCACCCGCCCTCGTGTTCCCACTGGGCCGCCTTCGCCCGCTGGGTGTCCCCGCCCCGGGCGTTCGGGTGCGCCTCGCTGGCGACGTCGAAATCGACCACCAGCAGCCCGGAGGGCCGGCCGGTCGGGATCCCCGGCACCGCCAGCGGGAACTGCCCACCCCGGCCGAACCAGCCGCGGATCACGTCCGGGTCCCGGGTGGCGACCGTCTGCCAGCCCTTCACCGCCGGCACCTTCGTGGCCGAGTTCACCGGGAACACCGGCCAGCCGAACGAGGCGCAGGTCAGCGCCACCGCCAGCGCGTGGTCCGTGACCCCCGCGATCCCGGTCTGCTGCTCGGTCGGCGCGCCCTGCTCCGGGCGCTCGCGGGCGGGCTCGGGTGCCCCTCCGCGGTTGATCTTCGGCATCTGAAGCCGTCCCCCTCGTGTTAGTGTGACGACGACGCCCCGACCGGGGCGTGCGGCGCTGTCCTGTGCCGTGCATGGTGGGTAAGACCGGCCCGCGCCTTGGCGGGGTGGGCCGACGACGAGGGCCCGGGTCTGTTGGGGAACGACCCGGGCCCTCGCCCTATCTAAGACCCGGCCCTAGCGGGTCGCGGGGTTCTGGCTCACCAGGAGCCGTCGCCCCCGCCCTGGACCTGCATCCCGTCCTCGGGCAGCGGCATCCAGCGCTCGATCTCGTTGCCGATCTGGCCCTTGCGCTTGCCCTGCTCGATCTCGCGCTGGACCACCACGGCCTGGCAGACGTCCCCGATCATCTCGTCGGTGTCGGAGTCGTAGGTGTAGCCCATGGCGTCGAAGAACTGCCGCATCTTCCAGGCGCTCTTCTCGCCCAGGCTGATGTTCTCGAACAGCCGGCGCTTGGCGTAGGTCTGGTCGCCCGCGGCGTCCGCGACGATCTCCCACTCGGTCGACCAGTACGGGTTGTCGTCGCCGCGCACCTCGACCTGGCGCAGCTTTACGGTGTAAATGCCCTCGGGGGCGGGCCCGAAGGCGCCGGACTCGGGAGCGTTGGCCACCTGCTGCTGGATGGCGGCGTTGAGCTTGGGCACGGTCAGTTCTCCTTGGTGTCGGTGGTCTTGGCGGGTGCGGCTTTCTTCGCCGGCTGGCGCTTGCCGGTCTGCTTCGCCGGCTCGGCCGGCGCCGGGGACGCCTCCTCCTCGGCCGGCGGCTCGTAGGTCAGCTCGCCGGTCAGGTAGGCGTGCACCCGCTCGAACGTCGGGTTCTCCAGCACCGGCGGGGTCACCCCGAACCGGTCCTTGGCGCGGGTGGTCTTGGCCGGCCGGGTGCGGGCCACGAAGTGCGGCTCGACGTCGTTCTCGCCGGCCATGTTCTGCACCCGCATGGCGATGTCCACGTAACCCAGCAGGGCGTTCTGGATCGCCGGGGTGGTGCTCGGCCCGTACATCACCCGGCCGGTGTCCTCGTCCACGTCCCGACGCTCCAGCGCGGTCATCAGGAAGTGGCAGGGCAGATCCCGGTACTTGCGCAGCAGCGGCAGCACCTGGTTCGACACGACCCCGTAGTCCGAGCGGTCGGTGAAGTCGGCCGACTCGCGGTAGTCCTTGCGCTTACCCGAGCCCTCCGGCAGCGCGTTGTTCTTGGCCACCTCCCGTTCCACGATGTCGCGCAGCAGCTTGGTGACGATCTCGGTGACCGAGTCCCAGGCGACCGCGTACCAGGCGTCGGGGTCGTCGTGCAGCTCGGCCTGGACCTGCCAGAACAGCCGCTCCAGGTTGTCCACCGTGAGCAGCTCCGGGCGCCCCGGAGGCGGGAAGATCGAGATGTTGCCGGTGTTCACCCCGCGCCTGCGCAGCGGGGTCAGCTTCAGCCCGCCCTCGGCGTTGATGACCAGGATCCGACCGTGGTTGGCCGCGGTGGCGATCGAGGTCGTCTTGCCGGTGCCCTCGGTGCCGTACCACAGACCGTTGAGCTTCTCCTCGGTCTCGTCCAGCGCGGCCAGCTGCAGCCCGCCAGTCGACGGCCCGGCCATCTCCCCGCGCGGCTCGGCCACCACCGGGGTCGGCCGGGCGCGCTTGGCCGGCGGTGCGGCCTTCTTCGCCGCGGGGGCCGGCTTCTCCGCTGGGGTCTCCTGTGTCACGGGAGCCCCTCCGTCGGCCTCGGAGCCCCCGGCGGGCACCGGGGCACCCTCCTCGGGCTCGACGCCCCCGTCCGGCCCGGACGGGAGTGCGGCGTCGGCCGGCCAGCCGTCGTCCACCGGGTTGGCGGCTGCGGCCCACGGGTCGCCCGTAGCGGGCGCCCCGCCCTTCATCGTCTCCTCCACCGGCGGGACCTGGGCGCGGGCGACCGTGGTGGCCGCCCCGTCCCCCGCGGTGTGGCGTGGTGCTTTGGGCATGGTGTCTCTCTCCAGTGTGTCGGCACCTACCCCTGCTCGGCTGGCAGGGGCTGTCTATCAGATCACGGCCCTACGACAGGGCCAGGCCTTGCGGTCAGTCGGTCTTGTCCGAACGGGCCGACCCGCGGGCCGGGATCAGCGTCGAGCGCTCGCGCTTCTCGAACCCGAACGCCCGCATGGCGGTCGCCTCGTCCATTCCGCGGCGGATCGACAGGTGAGCGTCGAAGTAGTCGCACCAGCCGGCGCACCCACCCAGCCCGGAGTTCGGGCTGGAGAACTCGCGGCGGTCCGGCCGGTGGATCTCCGAGGCGGCCCGTGCCGCGTCCAGCGCGACCGTGGCCAGCTCGATGTCGGTGGTGAACAGCCGGTGGCGCACGAACCGCTCGTCGTCGGACATCGCCCGCTTCAGCTTCTCGGTCCGGGCGTGGTTGACCATGAACCCGGCCACCCGCCGGCCGGTGTGGCGCAGTGCCCAGGTGTACAGCTTGAACTGGTCGTCGATGTCCAGGCCGGCGGGCTTCGGCTGCTGCTTGCCGGTCTTGTCGTCCCAGATCCAGATCGCCCCGGTGTCGCGCAGCCGGGCCACCCGGTCGATCTTCACCTTCAGGCCGATCGGCCCGTCCTTGGTCGGGTCGTCCGGGTCCGGCAGCGGCAGGACGGCGCTGTACTGGTTCGCCAGCGTGTCCCACTCGGGGTCGTCGCCGTACCGGCCGACGTACCCGTCGTACATCCAGGCCAGCAGCTCCCGGTCGTCGTCGGCGATCCCCGAGGTCTGCAGCACCTCGGCCACCTGGGTGGCGCGGGCCTCGTGCGACTGGCCGCCCATGATCCCGGCGTAGTGGGTCTGCATCATCGCGTCCCACACCGTGCCGCGGTCCAGCGCCGGCTTGGCCTTGTCCGAGTCCCACCGGTCCACGTAGGACAGCCGGTGCTTCATCGGGCACTGGCGGAACGCGGCCAGCTCCGAGTACGAGACGTAGGTGGTGCGCCAGGGCTCGTCGCCCTCGGTCTGGACGGGCGCTTCAGCGGTCGGCAAGCTCATGTTCGATCTCCTCGGTGATGCCGCCCAGGATCGTCTCCAGGCTGGCGGTGTGCAGGTGAACGTCGATCGGCTCGGGCTGGCTCGGCGGCAGCGCGATCTGGATCGGCGGGTAGGCCGGCGGCTGGGTCAGCCGTGACCCGTCGCCGCGGAACACGACCTCGTAGATGCCGGCGGCCTCCAGCATCCGGGCGGCCAGCCAGCGGGCCTCGGCCGGCCCCATGATCGAGGGCACCGCGTAGAGCGACACCCCGGCCGGCGAGACGTCCACACCGGACCCGGGGCCGGGTCGGGCGTCGGAGTGCCAGTGGGCGTCGGCGTCCTCGTCCTCGCGCCACCAGCGCGGCTCGGGTCGCCCGTTGATTACCATGTACCCAGGCGAGCGCCCGGATGCCCCCGTATCGGTCGGGCCGTTCTGCAGTTCACCCTCAGCGCGCCGGTCGGCGCCGCTCTGCAGTGTCACTTTCGGTAGCTCCTACCTGCGGCCCTCGTCTGGACCGCGGTTGATCGGGCTGTCCGTCGACCGGCAGCCCGGGTGCGGTTCAGTCCCCGTATCGGTCGGCCACGGCCAACGCGATGTACTGCTCTGCACCTCCCGCCTGCTCCACCAGCGCCTGCGCCTCGGTCAGCACCGGCAGCATCTCCGGCTTCTCCTGCTGCCAGGCCGGGTGCTCCGGCCCCGGCAGCCAGCCGCGGGCGATCCTCTCGGCCAGCGCCTCCACGTAGTCGGCGTGCGTGTCCTGGGCGGACCGGGCCTGGCCCAGCCGTCCCTTCAGCTTGGCGTCATGGCCGGGCACGAACCGGCCACCCTTGGTCAACGAGCCGCAGCCGCAGTGGCAACGCTGGGGCGCCTTCGGCGCGGCCTTGGTGCGCAGCCTGACGGGGCGCTCGCCGCGCTCCTCGCGCAGCCGGTTCTCCTCGGCCCGCTGCTGCTCGCGGCGCTGCCGGGTCTCCTCGCGGATCGCGGCGATCTGGGCGGTGAGGTGGCCGTTGGCCGACCGGCGCAGGTCGGCGGCGATCTGGCATGCCTCCTGGTTGGTGTGCTGCCGGCGGATCGGGTCGTAGCCCTCGGCCGCCTCGACCTCGGTCAGGCACACGTGGCACTTCCGGTGGTCGCCGTGCGCCGGGCAGGTGCAGACCACGACCGAGCCGACGCCAGTGGTCAGCGCGCCGGGGCAGCGGGCGTGCCACTCGGAGCCGGTGCCGGTCGGCTGGTTGCCGTCCATGGCCTGCGCCTCGGACTGGCAGAACCCGAACAGGTGCGGGACGGGGGCCGGCGGGTTCTTGGTCCCGCCGGCCCGCTTCGGCTCAGACATCGGCGGTCTCCGCCAGCGCGCGACGGACCTCCTTCACGTCACCGCTCTTGGTGGTGTACTTGAACAGCGCGTCGCCGTCCTCCTGGTAGACCGCGACGATCTCGCCGGTGTACTCCCAGCGCCCGACCTTGATCAGCCGGCGGTTGCCGGGCTGCGGGCCGCGGGCCTCGGCCACCACGTCGGCGTTGGCCTGCTCGACGCGCTTGCGGTTGCTGGCGGCGTGCTTCTCCGCGGACCGGGTCAGCTCGGCCTCCCAGTCGTGGTGCGGGCTGGAGAACTGGGCGGCGACCACCACCGGCGCCTCGGTCGTGGTGGCCTCGTCGCGGACGATCGTCACCTTGGTGCCGGTGATGTGGGCGCGCTTCAGGATGCCGAGGAACCGGGCGTCGTGGCCGATCCGGAACCGGGCGCCCTTGGCGAGCGGCTGGCGGCAGCCGCAGGGGCAGACGCGCTTGCCGTCCGCGTCGGCGCTCCAGTCCAGGAGGACCTCGGCCATCGGGGCGTCGCCCCGGCGGTACTGCTCGTGGTTGGGGCTGCTGTCAGCCGCGGGGCTGTACTTGGACTGCTGGAAGCGGGGCATCGGACGGGTCCTGTCTGTGTGGGTACGGTGGGTCGGCTCTAGAACTAAACCACACCCCGTGCCACCAGCGCAAGGGCCGGGCGGCGTGTCGCGGAGCACCGAAGCTGAGCGGGCACAGCCAGTAGGCGACGTTGGGGGCGTTTGTTTGCCCGACTCGCACGGCGCGGGGTAGAATACCAGCATGACCACAGACACCGTCGAGGCAGCCCCCGGCCGGCTGAGCAACGTGGAGCTGGGCGAGCTGATCGGGCTCTCCCACTCCTCGGCCAGCCGCGTCCGGTCCGGTCAGCGCGCCCCGGGGTACCGGGTCATGCTGGCGATTGAGCGGTGCTTCGGCTGGACCATCCAGGACCAGGTGAAGCTGCTCGACACCGACCGACACGAGTACGCGGCCGAGCTGGAGCGCCAGGCCGCCGCGTTCCTGAAGCGCCAGGCCGCCTGACCCACGAGCAGGGGCGCGGGGCCCCGTCAGATGCAAGGCCGGAGGCTGTGCCGGCCACCCCGCCGGAGAGGAGGCGGCGTGCCGAAACGTGCGCGCGATCCCAGGGGTGGCTACCTGGTGCATCCTGCGACAGCCGGCACCGCAGCCAACCAGGGGGCGGCCACACCGCTCAAGACGGCTGACGGGCCGCCTCCTCTCCGCCCCTTTCAAGCCGAGGGCGTGCGTTGGCTGACCGAGCGCCCGCGCGCCCTGCTGGCCGACGAGATGGGCCTCGGCAAGTCGCGGCAGCTGCTGGAGTCGGCCGTCGAGCCCGTGCTCATCGTCGCGCCGGCCATGGTGGTCGACGGCGGGAACTGGTCTGACGAGATCGCCCGCTGGACCCCCGGGATCGACGCCACCGTCACCGCCTACAGCCGGATCATCACCCGCGAGGGCCGGAAGGTGCTCCCGCGGTTGCCGGCCGAGTTCGACCGCGACTGGGGCACCCTGATCCTGGACGAGGCGCACTACGTCAAGACCCGCAAGACCACCTGGACCAAGACGGCGCAGCAGCTCGCCGCCCGGTCGCAGGTCGTCCACCCGGCCACCGGCACCCCGCTGCCGAACTGGGCCCACGAGGCGTTCGTGCTGCTCCAGCTGGCGTACCCGGAGAAGGCGCGCCCTGGCGGCGAGCTGGGCTCGTACTGGCGCTGGGCCGAGCAGTGGTTCGACACCTCCCCGACCCGGTTCTCCAACGGCCTGCCCTCGGTCGGCCGGATGCTGGGCTGCGACCTGACCTGCCGCAAGCGCCCGGCCAGCGACCCGTGCCAGCACTACCGGGCGTTCGCCGCTGCCAACTTCGGCGACCGGATGTTGCGCCGGCTGGTCGAGGACGTGCTGGGCGACCTGCCGCCGCGGACCGAGGTCACCGTCCGCTGCCCGATGACCCCGAAGCAGGCCAAGGCATACCGGGACCTGAAGCGTGACTACCTGGCGCAGGTCGACGGGCGGGAGCTGGTCGCCTGGAACGACGCGGCCAAGAACACCCAACTGATGAAGGCGGCCACCGGGCTGGAGGTGCTCGACCCGGCGCTGCGGGGCTCGGGCAAGCTGGACCAGCTGCGGGAGCACGTCGCCGGCCGGTCCCGCCCGACGCTGGTGTTCGCCCACTTCCAAGCCACCGTCGAGGCGTGCGCGCGTGTCGCCCGGGACGCCGGGGCGGACTCGGAGTTCATCCACGGCGGGACGAGCCCCCAGCGACGCGGAGAGATCGCGGCGGCGTTCAAGCGCGGCGACCTGGGGGTGCTGGTGGGCTCGCTGGACGTGCTGGCCGAGGGCCTCACCTTCACCCAGGCCGACGTCTGCATCTTCGTGGAGAAGTCGGTCAAGACCTATCGCAACCAGCAGGCCGAGCGGCGGATCTGGCGGATGGGGCAGACCCGGCCGGTGACGGTCTACGACTACGTCACCCCCGGGTCGGTCGATGAGGGCATCCGCAAGCTGCTCGCGGAGAAAACCGACGACCAGCTGCGGACCCTCACCGCGGCGCAGTTCGCCGCCCTGCTCTAGGGCTGCGGCAGGCTGAAGATCCAGCCGCGGTCGGTGTGCCACACCTCGTCACCGCGGTCGGCGAACCGGGCGAACTCGCCGGTCAGCCCGACCAGCCAGACCCCGCCCTCGGGCCAGTCGGGCTCGATGTGGTCGTACTCGATCCCCAGTTCGGCCAGCGCCTGCTCGGCGTCGGCCTGCTCGGTGATCGCCTCGGTCTCGTCGGCATCGGGGTCGGTGACTCGCTGCAGCTCGATCTGCCACAGGCCGACGCTCATCGGGTGCCCTCGTAGCGGAGGCAGGACGGGCGGACGTCGCGGCTGCCGCCCTCGAAGTCGTCGAAGTCGACGACCACCCGGGTGCGGTTGAGCCGGCCGACGACCCCGACCCGACCGACGTCGCTGAGCCGGGCGCCCTCGCCGTATGCCTTGACCCGGACCAGGTCGCCGGGGGCCAGGTAGTGGCGGGTGCCGTCCCAGGTCTCGGTGTACAGGTCGTAGTCGATGATCATCGGGCGAGCCTCGTCTCTTCCATGCGCCGCTGGACGTTCTCGCGGGCGATCTTCTCGGCGTGCCTGGTCTTGCGGGAGATGTGCACCCCGACCGAGACCCGGGCGTGCGCGCCGTGCGGGCGCCGGGGCTGCCAGCCGCAGGTGCAGACCGCGCCCCCGACGTGCCGGTAGAGCCGACCGTTGATCTCGAACTCGGTAACCAGGTCGGGGACCCAGCGGTGGCCGTGCCGGTCGGCCTCGGCCCAGCGCGCGTCCATCTCCTCGCTGACGATCTGGTGGATCTCGGCCTGGCGGGCGTTCAGGTCCATGGGGGTGGCTCCCTCGGTCGGCGTCGCTTGCGTACCAAAAGTGAACCACACCGCGTGCTAGGGACGCAAGGATCGCCACGCCCGGCGCGCCTCGACCGGGTAACGGGACAGCCGGTCGCCCACCGGGTGCGGCTCGGCCTTCACCCCGCGCGGGTTCGGCGTCAGGTGCACCGCGGCCACCCCGCCGGCCGACAGCACGTCGGCGACCATCGAGCGGTGGCACTTCCACCACAGCAGCTCGGCGCAGATGATCACCGCGCGCGGCTGGGTCGGCTCGCCATAGCGCTCGACTAGCCGGCCGAGCCCATCCTGGAACTCGGGCAGCGCGGTGAACCAGGCGTAGTCGTGCAGCCCCTGGTTGGTCCAGCCCGACACCCAGTCGGGGTCGCCGCCGATCTCCAGCTGGTCGGCCGGCTTGGACGCGCCGATCCGCTGCTTCGGGAAGTGGCCCTTGACGTAGGGGGCGAGGTCGACCCCGCGCGGGGCCGCCCAGTCAGCCAGCGACTCGTGCCGGCGGTCCCAGCCACCCAGCGCCGGCCACCACTCCAGGCCGAACCCGGCGTCGGTGATCCAGCCCATCTGCTCGCGGCGCCACCACTCCCACTTACTGGATGGGTGCGACCGGACGTCGATCACGGTGTCCACCCGCATCCGGCGGATGATCTGCAGGAACGCCTCGGGCTCGTGGGTCGAGTGACCGGCGGTGAGGATGGGCATCAGCGGACCCCGTCGCAGGCGACGTACAGGGCCAGGAACGGGCGGCGACGTCGGCGGGTCATCGGACCAGGCCCATGGCCCACAGGCCGAGGGTGATCACGCCCGAGCCGGCGACCGAGGTGCCGAGGGCCCAGACGATGTCCAGCGCCAGGCGCGGACGGCGGACGATGTACCGGGCGGTCCCGGGGCTGGTGGTGCTGCGGATTGGCATAGTGCTATCTAAGCACGGCCCGTGCCTTCAGGGCAAATACCGGGGATCGGCGTGGCGCGAGCCGGGGAGCGTTGGTGTAGTGGCCCACTCGCGTCAACCCGGACTCGCGCCACGCTTGGGCGGTGCCGACCCACCCGGCGGGCAGTCTACCCGCCGTCGCCGAGCCCTTCGGGGACGATCGGCTGCGGGCCGGTGTTGGTGCCCACCAGCTCGGCCGGCAGCTCCGGCGGGTCGTCCACCCGGCCACCCAGCCGGCGGATCTCCGCGGCCTGCCGGCGAGCGTGCGCGGTCAGATCCCGGACCACGTCGATCAGGGTGGCGTTCTCATGCTCCAGCGACCGGGCCTTGCTCCACAGCTCCTCGTTCTCGCCGCGCAGTCCCCGCAGCTCGGTGCGCAGTCGGGTGTTGTCGTCCTCGGTCCGCTGCACCGCGTTGCTGGCCGCCTTGTCCAGCACCGCCACCGTGTCGGCCGACATCTTGCGCCGGTTGATCAGCGCGTTGACCGCGGTGGTCACGACCCCGGTGCCGATTACCGAGCCGAGCAGCTGGAACGCGTACGATCCCCCGGTCGACACGCGCCCTCACTTCCCTCGTCGGTGGGCCTGCCTCGCCGCCTGGGCCAGGACGCGCCGGATCTGCCAGGCCCGCACCACGCAGGCCACCCCAAATCCGAACAGGACGCAGGCCGAGAGGGTCGCCCCCAAACCCACCACGTAGAGCAGGATGCCGGCGGCGTAGGCGGTGGCGGCGCCCGCGGCCAGGCAGCCGAGCGCCTCCATCACCAGCCCGCTCGCCCGGTTGCGCCAGAACACCCCGACCACCGAGGAGACCGAGCCGAGGACCAGGAAGATCTGCCAGACCAGCGCGCCGTAGTGGCCGAGCGTCTCGCGGACCGACCCCGGCTGGGCGTGCCGGTTCAGCAGCCCGGCGACCCCGTAGGCGATCATCAGCGTGAGCACGTAGATCTGGAACGGGTGCCGGGAGCGCAGGCGCTCCGCGGTGTATGGCATCAGCGTGGCTCGGCGCTCTTCCAGTGCACCACTGCGAGCAGCCCGGAGACCACCGCGGCGAATGCGTAGATCGGGACGCCGGTGGTTCCAGCGGCCCGGTAGGTGAGTGCGGCGGACAGCAAGCTGAAGCCGAAGAACAGGCACCAGATCGTCACCACGGCCAGGCAGATGGCGGTCGCCCTCAGCCGGCCGAACAGCGACGAGATCAGCCCGATCAGCCCGGCGCAGCCCAGCACCACGCCCCAGCTCTGCGGGGCCAGCGGGAAGCGCAGCGCGGCGGCGTAGCTGGGGCTTTGCCAGCGCTCCGCCCCGCCCACGATGATCAGCACCCCGAGCACCAGCGCGATGGTCAGCGTCCAGCGCGCGAGCGCCTGGACGGACCACTGGGCGGTCCACTGGTCGAGCTTGCGCTCGGGACTCATCAGGCCGCCTCGTGCTTACCCGGAGTGAGGTCGACCACCTTGTTCCGCTTGAAGTACGCGGCGGCTGCGCTCACCAGCAGGACGATCGCGCCGGCCACTTCCGGCGACAGGTCCAGCCCGAAGTAGGTCGCCACCCACAGGATCACGACCACCGCGGCGCCGCTGGCCGTGCCGGCGACGAGCTTCTGGGTGGGCGCGGCCGAGGGCTGGCTGGCCAACTGGCTCACGGCTGGATCTTGGTGGCGGCGATGCCCTTGATGATCCGGGCGCACATGTCGTCGGAGATCTCGTAGGTCGGGAGCACCTTCCGCAGGTCGTCCTGGGTCTCGTTGACGTGCTCGGCGAAGCCGGGGCCGCAGATGTACAGGTCACCCCGGCGGTTGTGTAGCATGAACATGTCGTCCTCCTGGTGGGCGGGCACCGGGGTCGGTGCCGGGGCCAGCACCGCGGCGATACCGCGGCGCATGGTGGTCATCGTGAAGTCGCGGATGTCGATCTTGCGGTCCGGCGCCCACTCGTTGTGGCCGCAGCACATGTCCGGGCCGAACCCGCCCAGATCGCAGTAGGCGGCGTTGACCTTCGGGTAGGCCGCCTTCTGCGCCGCGGTCCAGTCGCCGTCGCCCGCGCACTCCGCCTCGGTGCCGAACACCTCGGAGTTGTAGCGCAGGCCCTTCCAGCCACCCAGGCCGGCGTGCTGGGCGGTGCGGGCGGCGACCACCACGGCGACCCCGGCCCGGTCCAGGTAGACGTTGCACAGCGGGCCCTTCAGGTCGGGCCGGCCGTTGATCACCACGCTCAGCGACGGGCGCCCGGTGGTGCCGCGGGGGCCGCCGGTCCAGTGCGACACCGAGCCGCGGGCTCGCAGGTCCGAGACGCCCCGGGTCTCCCAGCCCGGGACCAGCTCCACCTTCAGGCCACGGCGGTGCAGCGCGCCCGGCAGGTCGTAGGTCACGAGGTTGCCGGCGGCTCGTAGGGCACCGTCTCCGGCTCGTCCTCCGGGTCGGTGGCGTAGTCGGCCATGTGGCCGTGCTCGTCCGGGTCGCCCCAGTCTCGCTGGTCGGCCGGCAGCTCGGTCGGGTCGGTCATTTCACTCCTCGGCAGGGTCGGCACGGATGATCCCGATCGACATCGCAACCGGGTACACCTGCGGCTCGTCGTCGCCCACGAAGTAGACCTGGCGCGAGCGGCCGAGCGCCTCGTCGTCCACGATGTCGCCCAGCCGGTCGACCACCTGCTCGGGGTAGCCGTCCGGCAGGGCGAGCTGGTCTCCGGGCTCGAACATGCTCGGCGGGATGGAGAGCAACACGCGGACAGCAAACCACGCGCGGCCCGCGCGCCCGGCTGCTTTTAGGAGCGCGGGCCGAGGTAGACTAGCGTGATCAGCGAGCCGGAGGTGTAGAGCGTCCCGGTGGCACTGGCGCACATCAGGAGCATCTGCGCCGAGAGGTCGCCCCCGCCCCAGTTCAGCCCGTAGCTGAAGCTGGCCGGGCTGGTGATGGTCGTGCGGTCCACCCGCATGTCCTGGGAAACGTTGATCCCGCCCAGCATGATCCGCATGTACGAGGTCGAGTTGGCCGCAGCGAAGAACGACGCCTGGCAGGTCAGCAGGTAGGCGCCAGCCGGCGCGTTGCTGAGCGTGCCCAGGATGACGCTGGTGAACGCGTTGGCGCTGAAGCTGTCCGACGCGTGGGTGGTGAAGCTCGACCGCAGGAAGTTCCAAACCCGGTCCTGCGCCCACGGCTGGCCGTTGACCAGGAACCCGTCGACGGCGGTCAGCTGCGCCTGCGATTGGTTGGCCTGGTCGGTCTGCAGCACCAGCTTCGGTGCGGCCTTGGTGGCGAACCCGGTGTAGGCGCCGCCGCTGAGGGTCATCCCGCCACCGCCACCGACGTACGGCTGGGCGGTCATGCTGGCCGCGGTGTCGCCGACGATCCCAGACTCCAGCGCGATGACGCCCATCGGGACGCCCTGGCCGTCCGCGCCCTGGTAGATCCGGGCTCGCGAGCCGGAGATGGCGGTGTTGATCTCGCCGGTGATCGTGGCGCCCTTGGCCGTCAGCTTGCCGGTGGCGTTTGAGATCGTGGTGACCGCCGCGCCGGTGACGTCGAACGCCCGCAGGCCGTTCAGGTCCATGGCCACCCGGGCGCCGGACGCTGCGGTCTGCACCGTGGCGCCCGTGATCACCTTGCCGTTGACCGCGTCGGCGGCCAGCACCGTGGCCGTGACCGCGCCGGCTTGGAACGCGGCCGGACCGAACGGGAGCGCCTGCCAGGCCGCGCCGTCCCAGCGGGACATGTGGTTGCCACCCGCCGTGCTGGAGTCGATCCAGATCGCCGTGTCTGCCGCGCCGCTGTAGCTGGGCGGAGTCGGCTGGGTGAAGTAGCTGACCCCGCCACTCTCGATCATCGAGACGACCGCCGGGTCCAGCTCGCGGGTGGTGACCGCGTCCGCGGCGATCCCGGCCGGCTCGGCAATCGGGGTCGCGCCGGCCACCCGCACCCGGACCGTCGAGCCGACATCGGGCAGGAACTGGGCCGGCCACTCGATCCCGGTGACCTCGTCGCTGTCGTCGCCGCCCACGACCAGCCCGGCGATCGTGCCGCTGTCGGTGTCGGCCGCGGTCACCTCGATCATCCGGTAGGTGACCCGGCCCAGCTTCAGGTCGGCCACCTCGCTGCGCAGCTGCGCCAGCTCGGTCAGGACCTCGTCCATCAGGGTCATGCGAGCGCCCCCTGGCCTGTCTGGTCGGCCCACCCGTCCGGGGTCAGGACCGACTTGCGGCAGCTGACCTGCATCGGGTCGGTGACCGCCAGCGGCGTGGTCACCGACGAGGTCACCGCGCGGCGCCAGTTCAGCCCGGCGCGCGGCCGGTGGACCACGACCGGCTCGTCCACGTCCTGGGCGGGGTCGGGCACCGCGACGTACTGCACGATCTCCGACCGGCCGAGGTTGGCGACCAGCCGGGCGGTGGCGGCGACCATCGCCTGGTCGGTGCTGCCGAAGTGCTGGTTGGTCATCTTGTCGATGTGCCGGCCGTAGCGCCCCCGGGCGTAGGTGGGCGAGGCGGGGTCGGTGTCCTCGACCACCACGCGGATCGTGCCGGCCGGGTTCTCCGCCACTACCACGTTGAGGATGGTGTCGGCGTCCTCGGTGCGGTCGGCCGCCAGCAGCCGGCCCCCGCCCTCTGCGTAGACGGTCGGCAGGATCAGCGAGCCAGTCGGGCCGGCGGGGGTGAGCACCGCCTGGCCGGTGCGGTCGTGGTACAGCTTGGCGCCGGCCGACTCCGCCAGCGACTGCGCCTCGGCCCATACGTCGACGTCCGGTGGGTAGACCAGCGGGCCGCAGGTGAACCCGGTGCTGTAGCTCTGCAGGACCAGCCCCGGGTGCCGGCGGGCCAGCAGCCGGGCGATCGCCGTCTCGATCGGGGTACCGCCGGCGATCCCGAGTGCGGCCTCCATCGGGCCCTGGTAGATGATCGCCCGGTCCTGGCCGCTGAGGCTGATCACCAGCCCGTCTGAGGTGTCCTGGACCTCGCGGCTGGTCAGGCGGTAGACGCCCAGCGGGGCCAGCTCGTCGCCGGCCGGCGTGCGCACCCCACGCCACGGGGCGACCTCGCAGTCGAACGGGTTGAGCAGGTCGCTGGCGTCGCTGCGGCTCAGCGTGCCGTCCGGGTCGACCAGCGACGCGTCCAGGTTGCGGCGGACCGGTCGGGTCGAGTCGGCCACCGTCTGGCCGGACTGGACCCCCAGCACCGCGGCGACTACCCCGGAGTGCCAGACCTCGACCCGCGAGACGGCGGTGTGGCTGCCGGCCAGCTCGGCGCGGGCCGCGTCGGAGAACAGCCAGGTCACGCCGGCCGCCTGACCTCGACCAGCGGCAGGCCGGTGGTGTGGGCGTGGCGCACCGGGGTCAGCTCGTCGGGGGTGGCTCGGGCTCGCAGCTGCGCCCAGGTCCAGTCGCCGCCGGCCAGCCGGCAGTACATCAGCCCGCCGAACGGGTCCCGGTAGATCAGTGTCGAGTTCGACTGGGCCAGGCCGGCGATCAGGTCCCAGGTCGCCCGGTCCAGCGACCACAGGTCCAGGACCACCCGCCGGCCCTTCGGCGGCCCGTCCGAAACCACGGTCGCCTCGTCGTCCCCGAGCGCCTGGAACACCCCGGAGACGATCGGGCGGGACCAGTCGGCCGACTCGACCCGGATCTCCCCGCCCAGCGTCGGGTCGTCCCGGCTGGTCAGCGCGTGCACCCGTCGGCCCACGGTGGCCGTGGCCGTCGCGGACGGGACCGACGCCACCGCCGGATCGGCGGACCAGGCCACCGCCCGGTACACCCGCGGGAGCCCCAGCGGCGGGGCCCAGTCGACCGTCGAGGTGCTCGCGGCCAGCGGGACCGCGTCGGCGTCGTCCACGGTCGTCCAGGTCAGCTCGCCGTCGTCGGACGCCTCGAACCGGACGTAGTCCGCCTCGCCCGGCGCCGCGGTGGCCGTCAGGGTCACGGTCAGGGTGGCGGTGTCGGGCACCGCGGTCAGCGCGGTCGGGGCCGCCGGCAGCGGCACCGCCTGGGTCCAGGCGTGCACGCTCCAGGCCGACCACTGCTCGGCGGAGTCCTGCGCCCGGACGTACTCGCGGTAGCTGCCATTCGGCAGGTCGATCGGGCAGGGTACCCCGCGCAGGGTACGGTCGGAGCCGGCGACGTTGACCAGGGCGTCGGCGGCGTGGCTGTCCGGATCGGTCATGTCGTGGCCGGCGGCGTACACCTCGGTGAACACATAGACCTGGTACGCGAGCTGGCTGTTGTTCTGCGGGTCGTTGTAGTCCCAGGCCAGGGTCGGCCGGGTGGTGTCGGCGACGTTGGCGGCCGGCGAGACCGTGTCGATCCCACCGGCGGTGACGGTGGGCGGGGTGGAGGAGATCCAGTCGAACTGCTGGCCGCCCGACCAGACCTCGAACAGGTGCAGCGGGTCGACCGCGGAGATCACCGCGAGGCAGCGGGCGACGTCGGCGCCCTTGCGGTAGGGCACGGTGGAACCGACCGCGCCGGCTGCCCCGCCCCCGCCGTGCACCCCGCCCCACAGGTCCAGCACATACCCGCCCGGGGTCGCCCAGTCGGTCACCACGAAGTCGCGGGCGGCGTCCCAGTTCGGCCAGTAGGCGAACGGCGCCAGCGCGGACGGGAGGGCGAAGTCGCCGTGCAGCCCGCCGTACAGGTCCATGGTGATCGCCCGGACGTCGGGAGCCCAACGCATCTGCAGCTTGCGGGCCGCCGGCCAGGTGAAGCGGGCGCCGGCCCGGGGCGGGACCGCCGCGCCCCCGAACGGGTAGAGCTTGCCGTACTGGTCGAGCACGTAGCCCTGGCCGCTGCCGTCCGGGTTCCAGGCCCAGTCGACGTACCGCCGGGTCGGGTTGGTGTAGGGCACCGTCTGGTTGAAGTTCGCCAGGTCGGGGGCGCCGTTGAAGGCGTGGGTGGCGCCGTACAGGTCGAGCTGGTAGCCGGCGCCGGTCGCCCAGTCGATGATGTGGATGGCGACGACCACCGGCTGGTACAGCGCGCCGTACCAGGTGGCCTGGCCGACGATCGGCACCGCCCCGCCCACGGCCTCGATCCGGCCGGTCCCCCAGGCCACATACCGCTGGTCGGTGTTGTTCGGGTTGACCTTGACATCGACCGGGCTGGCGGTCATCGGGCGCTCCGGGCGTTGCGAGCGAGGGCGGCGTCGCGCTTGTCGACCACCTGCTCGGCCACGCGGCGCATGCTCGCCTCGCCGTACACCGGGCCGGCGAAGGTGATCGGGGAGTGGATGATCACTCGGGTGCCGGCGGGCGCTGGTGAACTCGGGGGCACCGCGGAAGCGTACCCGCTGGGGCTGCTGCCGAAGCCCCCGGAAGCGAACGCCCGCACCGCGGCCGGGAAGAAGTAGGAGTACAGCCAGGCGACCATCTCCTTGGAGCGGGTGCTGTGCCGGTCCCCAAGCGGCACGAACGCCTCGCCGCCGGTGCCCTTCTCGGCCCAGTGCCACATGTTGGCGCCGTCCGGGGCGATCATCGCACCCTTGGGCGCCGGGGTGATCGCGCCGGTCAGTCCGCCCTCGGCGAACGCGGCCACCTTCGCCCCGCCGGCACCCGGCAGCCAGACCCCGCCGTAGCGCTGCATGACGATCTTGCCGGTGCCGCCCCCGAAGGCCTTCTTGACGATGTTGCCGTTCTGGTCGAACGTCGCCACCACGTGGGCGGCGATCTCGACCGTCTTGCCCTTCAGGTCGTCGATCTTCTTCTGCAGCCGGTCGATGTCGGCCTGGGCGCCGGAGATCAGCGCCTTGAACTGGGTCTCGCGGTCGGCCGGGATCCCGAGGATCTGGTCGGCCAGCCTGTTTGCGGCCTCGGTGCCGATCCCCATCGCCCCGGCGGACTTGATGAAGCTGGCCCGCAGCTCGGCGTCCTTGGCCTTGACCTCGTCCAGGGTGGACCCCTGCTTGACCATCGACTCGATCAGGGTGTTGCCCTTGTCGGCGATGTCGGTCAAGGTGCCGCCGGCCGCCCGACCAGCCTCGCTGTAGGCGTTCAGCTGGCCGTGGGCGTCCAGCACCGCGCCGGCCTGGTCCTTGATCGCGGCAGCGGCGCCGTCCACGATCTCCTGGAGCTGGGACTGGGCGGTGAACACGTCGACGGTCTTGCCGCCCAGCGCGTCGAGCGCGTCCTTCAGCGCCTTCAGCTTGTCCTCTTCATCGGCGGTGGAGTCGACCATGGTGCCCATGGCCTTGATCAGGTCCTCGGTGCCGCGCCGGGTCGAGCCGGAGTAGAGGTCGATGTCCTTCAGCCGGCCGAACTGGAACTGGACCTTATCGATCGACCCGGACAGGTCGATCTTGTTCGCGTCGGCAAACGCGATCACGTCGGCCCGGCTCATCTTGAACCGGGCGCCCAGGTCGGACACGTTGACCCCGAACCGGCGCTGCGCCTGCCACATCTTTTCGAGCTGCGCCTGGTACTGCTTGGCCGCTGCCTTGGCGTCGTTGTAGTCGGCCGGACTGCGCTGGAACTGGCCGATGAAGATCCCGTAGGCGCTCCAGTCGGCCTTGTTCTTCTCCATGATCGCGTGCTGCTGGACCAGGCCCTCCTTCAGGTCCTGAATGTTCTTGCTGATCGCCTCGTACCGGTCGCTGTTGCCCTTGGAGTCGGACACCGCCTTGTTCATGCCTTTGATGGAGTCGCGGGCGTCGTCCCCAGCGGTCGCGACCTTCTTGATCTCGTTGACCTGGTCCGCGATCACGGCGATGATCCCGAGCAGCACCGTGGCCGTCGCCAGCTTGGCCAGCGCCACCCGCGCCGCGGTCAGCGCCGGGACGAGCCCGGCGGTCAGCGTGCCGGTGAACACCCGCACCGCGGTGTACAGCCGCACGAACCCGAGCACCAGCGGCGTCCCGATCACCCGCCACGCGGCCACCCGGACCGCGTTCAGGCTCAGCGCGTAGGCGGTCATCGCGGCGATGAGCGTCCAGGTCAGCACGGTGTTGTGGTCGATGAAGCCGGCGAGTTCGCCCAGGGGCCGCAGGACCAGGTTCAGTGTGCCGATGATGGCCGACCCGCCGATCTTCAGCAGCGCCCCGGCGACTGTCCCGCCCACCTTGGCGACGTCGGCCAGGACGTGCCAGACCAGCGTTGCGATCTGGACCAGGCCGCGCCAGGCGGGGGTTAGCGCGTGCCCGACCTTGCTCGCCGTCGACCCGATCCAGCCGGCCAGCTCGGTGAACCCGTGCATGGTCGCCGTCAGCGCCGGGATCGTCCGCAGGCCGAGCTGGATCGCGGCTGCGTCGGCCTGATTCTTGAACACCTGGAACTGGGCCGAGGCGCTCTTCATCTGCTCGTTGAGGACCTTCTGCGTCGCCCCCTGGCGACGGTTCTTGTCCTCGATCTCGGCGCTGACCTTGGCGTAGTTGCGGCCTTCGGCGCTCATCAGCGCCAGCGCGCCGCGGGCCGCGCGAATGTTCGGGAAGAGCTGCAGCAGCTGGGTGACGTTGCCGCCGGTGGCCTTCCGCAGCTTCTCCATCACCCCGCGCAGGCCGTCCGCTTCCAGCGCCTGCTGGCCCGACTCGTAGCCGAGGGTCTTTAGCTCCTGGGCGAGCGCGTCGGACGGCTTGATCATGCTCTGGATCAGCTGGTTCAGCGAGGTGGCCGACTCGGCGCCGCTGATGCCGGTCAGGGTCATGGTGGCGATGGCCGCGCTGACCCCGGCGATGTTGATCTTGGCCGCTGCGGCGGTGCCGACGACGTCACCGATCGAGCCGGCCAGCTCGTCGAACGAGACGACACCGAGGTTGACCGCCTGGAACAGCGTATCCGACACGTCGCCCGCGCTGGCCGCGGTCAGGCCGTAGGCGTTCAGCACCGCGGTGATCGCGCGGGCGCTGACCGCGGTGGTGGTCAGGCCGGCCGAGGCGGCGATCGCAGCCGACTTCAGCACGGTCACGCCGGCCGCGCCCTGGAACCCGGACGAGGCGATGTCGTACAGGCCATCGGACAGCGTCGCGGCCGACTGCGGCAGCGTCTTGGACATCTGGAGGATCTGGCCCTCCAGCGACTGCAGCGCACCCTCGGACAGCCCGCTGAGGCTGTTCACGTTGCGCATGTTCTTCTCGAACTCGGCCGCCTTGACGACGGCGTACCCGAGCCCGGCGGCCACCAGGACGCCAGCGCCGGCCAGCGCCTTTAGGCTGGTCTGGGCCAGGTTGCCGCTCTGGACCATCCCGTTATTGCTACGGCGTACCTCGTTGCCGAACTGCTGGACCTCGCGCGAGGAGCTGGACAGGACCTGCCGGAGGCTGGTGTTATTGCCGGTCAGTACGACCTGGAGTACGCGGTTCACTGTTCGGGCAGCGGCTCCGTCTCTCGGCGTTTCAGGACACTGCGTAGAGTGTCGATCCCAACTGCCTGGTCGTACGCGACCTCGTCCGGGTCGTCCTGGAACGGGATCAGGCCGATCTTACGGCCCGGCGTCCCCTTCGGGTTCGGGTCGTTCTCAGCCTCGCGCGCCAGCACCTCGCAGCCGGCGCAGATGTGGTCGTCCCCGATGTAGGCCGTCCGGTCGGCTTCCCACTCTTCGGGCCAGGTCCGGCAGTCCGGGCACTGAGTGGCCTTGCGCTCGCGCCAGACACGCCACAGGGCCCGATCCTCCTCGGTCCACTGCGGGTCGGTCGGGCCGACCACCCGCCCCTCGAACACCGAGTGTGGGATGCCGAGCGGCAGGCAATACTCCAGCTCGGCCCACAGGGCGGGGTCGGCCCGTATCAGAAACCCAGCTCAGCGTCCCGCCGGCTGGTGTTCGCCCGCAGCGCGGCCTGGAACAGCCCGGCGAACTCGGCCTGGTTCCACGCCACCACGTAGTCCGGGTCGTCCTCGTCCAGGTCGGGCGTGCCGCGCTGGAGCAGCTCGACCTGCTCCACGGTGAGCTTCGGCTCGACGCAACTGCCGGCGATCAGCGGGGCGGCGATCGTCTCGTAGTTGTACTCCAGCTCGCCGCCCTGGGCGCGGGCCTCGGCCTTCTGCGCCTCGGTCGGCGGGTGCTCCGCCACGAGCGCCTCGAAGTCGTAGCGGCCCATCCCGCGGAACAGCATCCGGATGCTGTGCTCGCGCAGGTTGGCCTCGGCCTGGTCCAGCTCGGCCTGGGTGGAGGCGAGCAGCGCCTCGTCCTGGAGCAGCTCGGCGCGCTGGTGAGCCTGCCGGGCGTCCTGGACGGCGCGCGAGGCTTCGCCGTCGTCCATCGGCACCCAGTACGGGATCTGGATCGGCTTCTTGGCGCGCAGGTGGTCGAAGGTGGGCACGGGGCGCTCGGTACGACGGGCGGCCTTGCGCTGGGTGGGCTTGCTGGAGCGGGGCGATGCGGTCACGGGGTCCCTCGGCAGTAGGAGTCTGGTACGGATAGGGCCGTCCGTGCCACGGAAGCCTCTCGGAGCGCCTCGCGTGCCACGGACGGCCCCGGCAGCCGTCGAGCGGTTCGAACGATCAGGGAACGGTGGCGGGAACCACCGAGTCCTGGTTGGGCGTCTCCAGGATGGCGAGCCCGACCACGAACTTGGCGGCCTCGGCCGACATCGACCACTGGTCGTTGGCGCCGGTCGAGCGCACCCGCCAGGTCTCCAGCCGCTTGGCCGGCACCCGCCCGTAGGGCATCAGCACGATGACGTTCTCGGTGCCCTTGGCCAGCAGCGTCCGGACCGTCTCGGTGTCGTCATCGTCGTAGAGCGTGAACGAGGACGCATCGGTCGTGTCGTTGCCCTCGATCTGGCTGTCGAACGTGGTCGCCAGGTCGGGGGTGGTGATCGGGTTGTTGGTGAGGCTGAACCCGGAGATGTCCGCGATGTGGTCGCTGATGTCCACCCCGGCCGACAGCTCAGCGTCGGTCGGGTCGTCCGCGGCCACGGTCGGAACGACCATGATCTTGGAGGTGCCGCGCCGGAAGTAACGGGACAACGGTCAGTCCTCCTTCTGGCCGTCGCCGGTGCCCTTGCGGGTGCCGGTGGCCTTGGTCAGGGCGGGGGTCTTGGGCTCCCCGCCGGTGGCGGGGGCCTCGGGATCCCCGCCGTGGGCCCCCGCCAGCTTGCCCTGCTCCAGGGCCTTCTGTGCGCGGGCGATCTGCTGGTCGAGGCTGCCGGCGGGCAGGACCCGCTCGGGGGCCTCCTGCTCGGAGCCCTCGATCTTCTGCCAGCCCTTGTGCTGCCAGACCAGCTCGAATGCACGCTCGGAGACCTTGGCGGGCCCACGCGGGCCCGGCTCGATGTCCGGGTGCTGGATGGCGATCAGCGCCATAGTCACGTCCCCTGCGGTGTCAGAGCGATGGTGTAGCGTCTTGTGTCGCGGTACAGCGTGGGCGTTGCCTGGATCGTTTCGACACCGCCGGGAGTGGTGTCGGCGGGCATTCTACCCGTGACCTTCCACCCCTCCACTGCACCGAAATCGTGAGTGTAGCTCCCGTCTGCCTCCCTCCCGATCAACAGGGCGCACGCCTTGTCGCCCTGGAGCTGCGCCTGGTCGCGTCGCCGGCCGATCGCGTCCAGTTGGAACAGCAGCTCCGCGTCGGCGTCGGGAGCAGTCAGCGGCGGGCCGGAGAACCGGCCACCCGGCAGCTGGAACACCGCCAGGTAGGGGTAGGTGGGCTTCTCGACTATGTACGGGTGGTCATGCACCGACCACCCCGCCTGGCTCTTCAGCAGGGCAATCAGCGCGTTGGTCACCAGCTGCACCGGGACGATGCTCATCCGGTCGAACCCCCGACCCGGACCGATCCGCCACCTTCGGCGATCAGCCGGGCGATCTCGTCCATCCGGCGCACGAAGAACTCCTCGATGAGTGGGATCGCCGGCTCGACGTGCGGGTACGGCGGCTGGTGGTAGTTGCGGCCCAGCGAGTCCTGCCCGACAAACCCGAACTCCAGCCGGCGGGCCTGCGGGCGGTTGGTCCCGACCGACACCGAGAACTCGCGCGCGGACTGCCGGGTCTGCCGGCTCCAGGACCGGCGGTAGTCGCCAGTCGGCGCGTTCGGGCCGGGCCGCCCGGAGGCGTTCGCCCGGATCTTGGTCAGCGCGAGGTCGGCCGAGTCGGACACCGCCGAGCGCATCATGGTCTCGGCCAGCGCGTTATCGGCCAGCATCCGGGCGCGCAGCCGGTCGTCCCCCAGGACTACCGCACCGACAAACGGCGAGGTCATTCGCGGGGCTCCGTCAGCGTGGCCTGCCGGGTCACGGCGAAGCTGCCGCCGGTGGGCTGGTCGACGGCCCAGTCCCGGCCGACCAGGGAAGCGTCGAGGCTGGTGGTGCAGTGGACGACGTCGCCCCGGCGCAGCTGCAGGTCGGGATCGCCGGTGAAGTCGAACGGCAGCGCCACCCGCGCCGGCCCGGACAGCTCGTCGCCGCCGGTGATCGTCAAGATGCAGGGCCCGTCGTACCACGGCGCGGTCTCGCCCGGGTCGAGCTGCATCGTGTCCGGGTCGAGCGTGTCGTCGTCTACCCCGCCGGGGTTGCGGGTGACCGTGCAAGTATCGGGCATCAGCCCGGCGACGGTCCGGCGGGCGTTGGTCAGGTCAGGCGCTGCCATGGCCTGCCGCCCAATCCATCAACGCGGCTTTCGCCGCCTCGCCGGTGGTGGCCCCGCCGAGCCCGCCCAGGTGGGCCAGGATCGCCTTTTCGAAGCCGGCGGGGTCCAGCTGCTCGATCGCTTGGCGCAGGATGGCCGTGGTGTCGGCGCCGTCGAGCTGCTCGACCATCCCGCCCAGCAGCGACACGTCGACGTCGCCGCGGAACTCGACCTGGACGGCGGGGATCTCGTTCGGGGCAGCGAGCACTCGCGCGGCGGTCACCGGCGGCAGCGGCTCGCCGTCGACGGTGACACGGGGCGGCTCGCCGGTGACGATCTCAACGTGGATCTGGCGCACGCCCCGGAGGATACAGCAACGCCCCCGACCTTGACGGCCGGGGGCGTTGGCTGGCGGGGGCTGTCAGAACCGGCCACCCCAGAAGGCGGCGTTGCGCTCGTCCTGCTCGACCTCCCACTGGTACTGCATCTGCTGGGCCTCGGTGCCCTCCTCGAAGAACCGCTCGGCGCGAGCCTCCGCGGCGGCCTCGGCCTGGGCCTCGGCGGCCCACAGCTCGTGCGTGCCGGCCCAGTCGACGATCGTGGTGCGGGAGTTGGGGGCGTAGGTGCCGGTGCTGCCATCGGCGAAGCGGACCCGGACGGTGGAGTAGCCGTTCTCCAGGATCTCGGCGATGTCGGTCGAGCTGTACGCGCCGTCCAGGGCGATGGATACCTGCTGGCCCTTGGCGAGCAGCTCGGCGAACTGGCGGGCGGTGACGAGGCGGGTGACGAACATTTCGGGTGGCTCCTCGATGTCGGTTGGTTGCGTACTGAAAGTAAAGCACGCTGCTTGCCAACCGCGCAAGCCCCCGCTACTTGGCGCGCCGCCGCCGATCCTCCGGCCGTGGCACGGGGGTCGGTGCCGGCACAGGAGGCTGGGCCGGCTGCACCTTCTCGAAGCGCTGGCCGTCCGCGTCCTCTAATGCGCTCGCCACGGGCACCAGCCTATCAGCCCCGGCGCTGCCGTGGCGCGGGCAGCGGCGCGTCCTGGGCGACCACCCGGGCCCGGACCGTGGCCCACTTACCCGCGATGTCGCCCACCTCGGTCGGGTTCGGCGTGACCTGGATGTCGTAGATCTCCAGGCGCGTGCCCGCGTCCAGCAGCAGCTCGTTCTCGCCCCGGATGCTGGTCACCGGCTCCGCCCAACGCGACCGCGTCCCCCGGGGGACGTCGATCTCCATGTACACGTCGCCCCGGAACTCCCGGCCGCCGATCTGCTTGGTGTTCAGCGTGGTGCTGAGGAACCCGCGGTCCTCGACCTGCTGGCCGAGCAGGTCGTTGAGCTGGCGATGCACCGCCTCGACCCCGCCACGCTCCACCCCGAACGCGTCGAGGTTGACCGTGCGAGCCACCGTGACCGAGACCGGGCTCGGCTGCATCGCCTGGCGCAGATCCTTAATCGGCTTGGTCGGGGCCTTGCCCTCCCGCAGCCGGGCGTTCCAGTCCCGGTGCAGGGCGACGGTGTACCGTTCGACCGCGTCCGTCTGGGCCGCCGTCATCGGCGGGAAGCCGGCGGCGTCCCAGGCCGCGCCGAACTGGTCCGCAGTCATGTGCGTGAACCGGGGCTCGGCCGGGGCCGCCGTGGGCGCTGCCGGCGCCTGGCCGCGAGTCTCGGCCTTGGCCGCCCGCTGCTGCGCCTTGGCCGCCCGCTGCTGGACGGCGGCTGTCGGGTCCTGCCGGCGAGCCAGCGCAGCCTGCACCCGGTCCGCGGGCGCCCGCGGGACCTCGCGCGGCCGAGGCGGGCGCACCCGGCCGGCAGCGGCGTCCGCTCGGCGCTGGGCCAGTTCCTGCCGGGTCGGCAGCCCGCGGGCGGTGTCCTGGGCGATCTGCGCCTCGGTCTGGCTCGGGAGAGTGGAGCTGCTGCTGGCCTTGGCGTCGGCCGGGGTGCGGACGTCCGGGCGGGGGCCGAACGAGCGCCGGCAGTTGGGGTGGCTGATCGGGTACGCCATCGCCTGGTCCTGCGGCAGCACCAGCCCGTTGGCGATCGTCGGGCTGTCGTGGTACTCCCAGCCGCAGGACGGCCCGTCGAACACCTCGAAGTAGGTGCAGCCGGCGGACTCGGCGCCCCCCAGCGCGGCCTGGTTGTAGGCCACCGCGGTCTGGCTGCGCACGACCATCTCGGCGTAGCCCTTCAGCCCCACTCGGGTGCCGTTGGCGTAGGTCACCGCGTGGATCCCGTGGTCGGCCAGCAGCCGGCGCATCTCGCGGCTGGCCTGCCGGGCGGTGTCGCCCTGCAAGACCGAGCGCAGCGCGGCGTCCCGCCCGATCTGCCGGATCAGCCCGCGGGTCGACTCGACCACCTGTAGGTTGGCGGCCACCAGGTCGTGCAGGAGGTTTTGGGCGAGCAGCTGGGCGGCCTGCCGGTCGGCCTGGGTGAACACGAACGAGGACCCGCCGGCAGCGGCGTGGCCGGCGGCCATCGCCTGCTCGTAGTTGGCCGGGAAGTGCCGGGAGACGTAGCCGTCCGTCTCCTCGTTCAGCACCGACATCTGCCGGCTGATCTCGGCCTGCATCTCGGCCAGCCGGGCGCGCTTGGTGGCCGCGAGCGGGTCGTCGATCAGCGCCCGCTGGCGGGCGACGATCGACTCCCAGGCGCGGGTGTACGACTCGATCAGCGCGTCGGCGCCGGGGTCCTCGGTGACGACGGGCGGCACTACCGGCCCCCGCAGCTCCGACCGCGGCGACGCAGCGTGTACTCCTCAGAGTCGGGCGCCACGTGGTACCGGCGGTGACCCCACGGGCCCGGGACGATCCGGGCGGCCGACTCGCTGTCCTCAGCGTCGAGCACCCGCAGGCGATCCTGGAGCGCCTGCAGCGACTTGGAGCGGTCCTCGCTGTACTGGCCGGGGATGGTGAAGCTGGTCGGCTTGTCGATCGCGTCGGCCAGCCGGATCCGCAGCACCTCCACGACCACCTGGTCGAGGTCGGCCAGCCGCTCGTACCGGGCGGTCAGGTCGTCGTAGTCGAGCGAGGTGCCCAGCTCCGCCTGGAGCTGGGCGACCTGCGACTCGTCGAACGGACCGGTCGGGCTACTCACCGGCCTGGGCAGCCAGCGCCTTGGCCACCAGGTCGTCCTTGCGATCGCTGGCGGCGTAGTTGCCCTCGCCGAGCAGCTCGCGCAGCTCGTCGTTGGTCAGCTTGCGCAGCTCCTCTTCGCTGGCGCCGCTGTTCTCGCCGCTGGACGCGGGCGAGGTCTCGGCCGGCGGCTCGTCGGCCGCGCCGCGCAGCGCCGGCTCGATGAACTCGACGGCCCAGTCGGGGATCTCGTCGTTGGGCCACAGGGTGAGCGCGTCGTGCTGCGGCGCAAACACGTGGACCGGGACCTTGCTGGTGAGCTGCGGCACTGCGGACTCCTTCAAAGACGGATCGACCCCGGGACCGGATGGTACCAGTCCCGGGGTCGATCCGTGCTGCCTTCAGGTCAGGTGAGCACCTGGGTGGTCAGCGAGAGGTTCGGGTTCGCGATGAGCGGGAGCCCGACAGCGGCGGCCTTGGTCCAGGTGGCGACCGGCTCGGACTCCTTCAGCACGACCGCGACCATGCCCGGGGCCTGGTCGTTGGCGATCGCCCGCGCCTCGACCAGCTCCAGGGCCTCGGCCGTGGTGCCGAACGTGGTGTTGCCCAGCTCGCTCGCGCGACCCGGGAGCAGCGTCATCAGCTTCTCGTTGGTGACGCGCACCTGGGCACCCTTGACGCGGACCTTCGCGTCGTAGATGACGATCGGGGGCAGGTCGAAGTCCGTGAGGACCTGGTTCAGCTCGGCCTGCGTGATCGTGCCGGGGACGTACGACCCGCGGCCCACGTAGCCCCGGACCGCGCTGTTCTTCAACAGCGTGTTCAGCGCCTTGCGGGAGGTGAGGTTGTACGCGGGCAGCTCGTCGTTCTCGTCGTAGTACAGCTCGACCAGGCCCTGCAGGTAGCTGATCGGGTCGGAACCGTCGACATCGAACTTCGTCGGGGCCGCAGTCGTGAAGTCGGCGCGCCGGCCGAAGTCGACGTCCGCCTCCACCCCGCCCTCATCGATCGAGACCTTGGCGTTCTGCAGCGCCTCGCCACGGAACATCTCGACACGCGCGGCGACAGCCGAAGCCATGGCCGCGGTGTCGTCGTAGATCGCCGAGACGATCGGGGCGGCGTCGCCGGTCTCGATCTTCCGCTTGCGGAGGCGCTCCTCCTCGCCCAGGCGGATCTTGCGGCCCATCGGGGGCAGCTCGCCGAACATCCGGCGCAGCCCCTGGCGGGAGCCGATCGAGACCTCGGTGTCCCACGCGCGCACCGTGGCGGCGTCGGCCATCTGCAGGGTCCCCTGCGTGATCCGGTATTCGATCTCGTCGATGTTCCGGTTGGGCAGGAACGCGGCGAGGGTGAAGCGGTTGCGCTCCGCCTCCAGCTGGATCCCACGGGCGTACCCGATGAGTTCCTGGGGGTCGACCAGGTCAAGGACCAGGGCCATGGTGTCTCAGTCCTCTCTCAGTCGAACTTGATGTGCGTGAGGGCAGCCTGGACGGCGGCCACCAGGCCGACGTAGGTGCCTTCCGCAGCCGGGGCGTTGGCGGCGATGACACGACCGTGCCAGTAGCCGGCAGCGGCGGTCTTGTCGCCCGCGACCACCTCGGTGGTCGTGAACAGCAGCACCTCCGCGTTGGCCTCCTGGCCGGCGACGACCGGGGCGTACCGGTCGTTGGCGAGCTTGTACAGCGCGACCCCGGACGGGACGATCCCGTCCGCAAAGATCGCGATCGAGGCGTCGCCGTCGAGCGTGATCGACTTGGCTGCCTGGGTGCCGGTGGCGGACCCGAGCCACGTCTGGTTCTCGGCCGGGACGAACGTCTCCGACCGGGTGGAGAGGCGGATGCCCACCTGGCTCCCCTTTCGGTTGCTTGGCTGGTTGGGGTGGTGCCGGGACTACTGGCCGACCGTCTTGATGACCGGGCCGTCGTCGGTGCTACCCGATCGGGCCTTGGCCCGCTGCAACCCGCGCTCGTAGGCCGAGTCCCCGATCACCGGTGCCGGCGGGCGGCCCGATGGGTCGGACGGCGGGGCCGGCGGGCGAGGCGGGGTCGGCGGGGTCGGTGTCCCGGTGAACAGGGCCGGGAACAGACCCCGGACCTTCTCCACCGCGGTGCCGGCCGCCGCGTCGTCCACGTCGCCATCGGGCAGCTCGACCAGCCGGCGGATGCTGGCGAGTCGAGCGTTGCCCTCGTCGGTCCCGTCCGTGGTGATCCCGGCGCGCAGGAGCGCCGAGTCCACTCGGTACTGGCGGACGAGGTCCCGAGCCTGGGCCGCCTCGCGGTCGGCCTTGGCCTGGGCCTGGGTCGCAGCTTCCTGTGCCCGCTGCGCCTCGGACAGCTGCGACTGGCGCGCGGCCTCGGCAGCCTGAAGCGCGGCCTTCGCCGCCTCCGGGTTGTCGAAACCCAGCTCCTGGAGCAGCGCCCGCTGCGCGGCCTCCCGAGCCTGGGCGGTCTCCCGTCCGACGATCCCGGTCAGCTGGTCCTGCGTGAACGTCCTCGGCTCCGGATCCGTCGGGGGTGCCGGCGGAGTCGGAGGAGCAGGCGGCGTCGGCGCAGGGGGCGTCGGGGGTGTCGGCTCGGGCGGGGTCGGGAGCGTCATCGTCAGGTTGCCGTGCTTGGCGCGGCGGGTGGCGAGGAAGCTCTCGAAGATCGCCTGGTGGTCCGGGTTGGGCTTGGGCACAGGGCCTCCTGGTCTGGCTCCCGGGCATCAGATGGGTCCGGGTCCCCACTCCCGGTTAGCGCTCCGGGTCGCGTGCCGCGGATTCAAGCACAGCGGGACCGGAGTCCCCGGTCCCGGAGGTCAGGCGGCCGGCGGTTGCGGTGCCGGCGGCGGCTGCGGCGCCGGGATCGGTGCCGGAGGCGGAGGCTGCAGCGGCAGCCCGGTGGCCGGGTCGATCGCGGGCGGGGGCGGGTTGTCCGGCGGCAGTTCGCGGGGCGTGGTCGAGTCCTCCCGCTTCAGGTAGCGCCGGACCTCCTCGATGTCGCCCAGCACGTCCAGCAGCTCGCCGGCCCCCAGGAAGTCGCCGGCCTCGATCCGGTCGACCTCCTCGTTGGCGTCCTCGATGTCGAGCCCGGCGGCGATCAGCAGCCGGACCGCGGTCAGCCGGCTGATGGCCTTGGCGGTCAGCAGGGCGGCCACTTCGGTGACCACGGCGCCGCGGTCCGAGGGCAGGAACGAGCCCATCCGCAGGTCGGCGTCGAAGAACCGGTCGGGGGTGCCGTCGACCTGGGCCGCCCGGCTGATCCGCCAGATGAACTTGAACAACAGGGGGTACTTTTCGGCGCGGGCGAGGCGCATCTCGGCCACCAGACTGGTCAGCGGGCCGAACGACAGCGCCAGCGCGATCCCCGATGGGACCTCGCTGGCCTTGACCCGGCCGAGCAGCCCCTCGGGCAGCCGGGACACCGTCGACAGCCGGCTGTACAGCCGGTCGGACAGCGCCCCCAGCTCGCTGAGCGCGCCCTCGGTGGTCAGCCAGTGCAGCTTGCCACCGCCGGTCTCCCAGACCTCGCCCGGGGCGTAGCGGGCGCGGTGCTGGCCCAGCGTCCCGCCTTCCAGCGCGAGGATCGGCTGCCCGGCGGTGGCCGCCGCGCCCTGCAGATCGGTGTCGGTGTTGCTCAGGTCGTCGAGGATCTGCAGGATGCGCGAGATCGAGGACTGGCCGTAGTGGTTCAGCACGGCGACCGTGTTCGGCACGTGAACCACCGGCACGAAGTCGATCTGCAGGTCCACGCCCCGGGCGGTGTAGTCGCCCTTGGCCGGGTCGAGCGTGTTCACGTCCAGGTTGACGAGCTGGTCGATCTCCCAGGTCCCGTCCGTGAAGTAGCAGGTCTCGTACGACGGGTCGTCGTTCCATTCGTACTGCCGGCTGATCCGGCCGTCAGCTTCGAGCGTGTCGCCTTCCTTGGCAGCGATCGTCGCGCCGAGCCTGGTGCCGAGCAGCCCACCGGCGGTGACGCCCTCGATCGGGCCCAGCGACCAGGTCAGCCGGCGCACCCGCACCGCGGGGTTGTTCGGGTCGGGCGGCAGCTCCCACGCGATGTGCACGGTCCGCGGGTAGTCGTCCTCGTTGCCGTCGTCCAGCACCGGGAAGTAGAACCCAGGGTCCCAGCAGCGGATCCGCACCCGCCCCTTGGCGTCGCTGTACCCGAGGCTGTACACGCCGTCGCCCAGGCCGACCGCGTTACGCTCGGTCTCTAGCAGCTTCAGCCGGCCGCGCTCGTCCTTGAAGAACAGGTCGCGCAGCCACTCCTGGAACTCCCAGGCGGCCTTGGCGTCGGGGTCGCTGCCGGGGTCGGCGTTGTCGCTGATCTTGTCGCTGCCGGCGGAGATCTCGGGGTCGTCGGTGTCGGCGTCCGGGTCGTAGTCGTCGGCGCCGTCGACTGTCACGTCGACGTCCGAGCCGAGCAGGGCGGCCAGGATCGTGTCCCGGACCAGCGCGGCGTCGCCGTACTCGCGGTGCCGGTCGCGCTCGTACTCGTCGTCGGTCGCGAGGAACACCCGGCCGGCGTTGTCCAGGTATGCCTGCAGCATCTTGTAGGCGAGCAGCCGGCGCTCGTGGTCACCGACCCAGGTCGGGGCCAGCCAGCTGAAGCCGGGGGTGCGCCGGTTGCCCATGGCGCGCTTGAACGACAGGGCGGTCCACGCGTCGTAGATCAGCTCGTCCCGGGACACCAGACCTCCAGATACGGCTCGACCCCCGGCGGGAGCCACCACGCGCCGGGGGTCGAGTCTACTGCAAGGTCAGGCGGGGTCGCCCTCCTTGCGGTCCTTGGCCTGCTCGACCAGGCCGAGCACGTACACGCCCATCCCGTTTCGCAGCCCGGCGCGGCGCAGCCGGCCCTGGCGCTCGACGTGCGATAGCGTGCCGCTGAGGTTGGACCGGTGCCAGTCGACCAGCTCGTCCAGCTCGCGGGCGGTCAGCCCGCGCGGGGCGTGCTCGCGGACCAGGTAGACGACGTAGTCCCGGTTGCTCATCCCGAGGGCGGTCTGCTCCTTGATCTCGGTCTCGACCTCGACGGTCGGCCGCTCAACGGCCCGCAGGTGCCGGCCGAGCTTGCCGGCGCGGTCGGCGCCGTCGACGCTCCAGATGCGGTCGGGCTCGTCCTGGTCGCCCAGCACCCCGCGGTCGGCGTGCACGGTCGACTTGGACACGCCCAGGGCGGACGCGATCGCCGCCTCGCTCATCCGGGCCAGCCGCATGGCCTTGACGAGCACCCGGCGGGTCGGGATGTCCAGGTGCGGGCCGAGCGCCCGCAGCTGGGGGTGCCGGCTGCGGCAGTAGTCGTCCCAGGTCTGGCCGGCCTCGACGTGCGCCTCGTGGGTCCAGGCGGTGGTCACGGCGCGGCCCAGGGCCAGCGGCCCGGTCTTGGCCGGCGCCGGCTTGACTGCGGCGGTCATGCGATCCTCCACTCGGTGCGCAGGCGGGCGTTGACGACCGCGGCGGCCTTGCCGGCGGTGCCGTGCTCGCGGATCAGGTCGGCCGCGGTGCCGGGCTGGATCAGCGGGACCAGGGTCCCGTCGTCCTCGCCGAGCGCTTCGCCGTCGATGGTCTCGAACGCCTCCAGGCGGGGGCGGTACAGCGCGGGGCCGGTGGTCATGTCGGCCACGTCCAGCACCACGGTGCCCAGCAGCCGGGTGGCTGCGGCGGCGATCGCGGCGGCGGTGATCTTGGGTGCGTTCATGTCGGGCTCCTGGTGGGTCGGCGTGGTGTTGCTACCAGGGAAAACGGCAGGCGGGGGCCTGGCCTTTAGTCGGACGGCGTGGCGGCATCACTCGGGCGGGGGGTGTCGCAGTCGTTGGCGCCGGTGGCGTCCAGGACGTGCCCGATGCTGCCGTCCGGACAGTAGACCTGGGCGCCGGGAGTCCAGCTGGCGCCAGGGGCGCAGGCCGAGCCGTCCCAGTGCTCGGTGTCGGTGTTGCAGGAGTCGGGCGAGCCGGCGGGCATCATCCCGGGGGTGTCGGTGTCCAGTCGCTGGAAGGTCTCGTGCGCCGGGATAGACACGCGGTGCGCCGGGGGCGTCGGCGTCGCCTTCGGCGGTGTACTAGAAGTCTCGAGCCGTGCCGCCGGGGCACGAGTACCGGGGGCGGGCTCCGAGGCGCTCGACGGGGCTCCCGTGACACGGACGGGGGTCTCCGCGGTCGGGACGGCCACCGCAGGGCGGGGCACCATGCTCGGGGCGCGGTAGGGCCGCTCGGGCGCCGGCACGCTGGCGATCCGGGCGGGGTCGGGCGTCGCGGGGTCGGGCATCGCGGCGGCAGTGCCGGCGGCGACCCCGGCCAGTAGGCCGAGCGTCAGCAGGGGCAGGATCAGTCGCTTCATCGGGGGTGGCTCCTCGGGTGGTGGTGGCGTGGGTCTCGAAGTAAAGCA